CATAAAGGTAATAGCGTTCTCACCATCAACGGAAATATCCCCAAGGACGCCGCCACGGACGAACGGAAGTAACCAGTACACCGAGGGAACTTGCTCTCCACCTTGGTCATCGCAAGATGCTTGCTGCAAGAAGTTAGTCCAGAACTCAAGAGCAACCGAAGTAGTAATCGGACCAGAGCCAAAGGCTACACCAGCATTTTCTTCCAAGTAGTTTTCAACTACTCGGCCATTTGTCAGAAGCGCAAACAGGCCGGGGTCTACTTGGCAGAACTCAATCTCAACACCAAAGTTGGTAAACGATGGATTAGTAGAGGTAGAAGCACAGATAGAGCCATCGGCGCGAGTTACCGAAATCTCGGTAGGGTCTGCGACATTGGAAGTTAGAGAAATGGAAATGAACCCGTCAGTGACAGCTACGTTGCCACCGTAAGCAGGAGCACCGCAAGCGTTCAATTCCGTTGCACGAAGTACGCGACCTAGTGCAGTGGGGTAGCAATGTTCAGCCATTGGACTCCCTCTTCTTTCGGTTAGTAGGTTTTGGAGCCGCTTTCTGCGGTTCCGGCTCCGGGGCTTTCGTCTCGGAAACTTTTGGCTTGGGACTGACTCTTTCAACATTCAGTCCCGAGGCTAATACTACGCTCATTATCCTTTTTCCTCAATTAGTTAGTCGGCTGGGCAGCACTACAAGCAGGGGGACAAGGTTGAACAGGTGCTTCTTGGTCAACACCATTAACTGAGATACCTGCCACATAAGTACCGCAATCATCGAAGCCTAAGAGATAAGCACGTTCTACCATCGCGTAACGCACATTATTACGGAAGTCCATACCATTGGCATAACCAGAAGTAGGTTTAATCTCAGGGCTGCGATAGCCAAAGATATTGGGAGTGGCTCCTACATAACCTTTAGGATAACCGGAACCAAGAATAACCGGAGTTCCTGCTTGAGTGTAAACTCTACTCTCATGGTGAATAAACTCAAGAGGCATCAAGGCAGCAGTACCTCGACTCATATGAATAATGCCTAGTGAACCATAAGTACCAGAAATCCAGTCCTCAGCATGAGCAAGAGCTACCCGTGGGTCAAGACTCGGCTCATAGAAGCACGTATTTTTGATGTAGTCAGTAGTAGTACTGAACTGACCCGACCATAGTTGAGATTCAACAGCAGTCTGCTCACGGTTCAAGAAACGCTTTAAGACATCTGCTTCACGCTCTTCATGGTTTAAGCCACCAGGCATACACTTGGTACGTGCATAAACAATGAATGGGTAAGCCACGTTCTGTCCACCAGCATCGGTGGAGGATTTATCTGGAACGACCTCACAACCGTAGTCGTAGCCATCCAGGCCGCAGCAGAAATCCTCGCGGAACCGAACACCATTGAGCCAACGCTCTGGTTCCTCGTGACGGAACTCTACTACAGAGAAAAGTCCGTAGGGGAATGGTTGGCGTGGAGCGCCAAGAACGACCTGTTCCATGTTGGTAGGTCTTACAGCATCAACCACGGCCAACCACTTCCTCTCTACGGGTGAGTTAGATTAACTTTTCGGACAACTCAGATAGAAACTGATTAGTCAGTTTCAGAACCGTCAGGTGCATTAGTAGTAGCACCGGCATCAGTACCATCACAAGCGATGTGCAAACCACCGGCAGTTTCACCAGAGGGGCAAATCGGAACAGTAACAACGCGAGAGTCACAGGTACGCTTGATTTGGGTGTAGCCCTCTTCATGGAAGCGAACCATGAACTGGTTATTCGACAACAGAGTGCTGTCATACAGGTTGTCAATGGTAAAGATGTTCTTAGTACCACGTACCCAACCACCACGAGGATAGATTAGGAACTGTACGGTCTGAGGCCAGGCAGTAGAACCATCGGTGATGTTTTGCCACTCATTGACCCATTGAACATCTACATTGCGCTCACGGAACCATGCGTTGATACGAGCATCGGGAACGTGAAGCAAGTCAACGCCCAACCGACGAGCAAGGTCATCGCGGATAACGGAGTGTACCCAAGTCGGAAGTACTACTTCCAGAGGGGCGCGATAGTTACCAATCTTTTGACGAACTTGACGTGCAGTAAGGTCAAGCGCAGTCAACAGAGGAGCAGTAGCGCCTACCTGTGGGCTGGGGAAAGCAACCGCAGTAGAACCGGCTACGATATCATTCAGGGCGCGAAGTGCGTTCTGTACGTTCCAGCGTGCAAAAGCGTGCTTTAACCACAGTGCATAGGACTCAGGGAATGAACGGCGAGTAATCAAGGAACCCTTGATGCAGTAGCCGATAACGCCCAAGCAAGCCTGAACAGGAGTAGGACAAGGAATTAGCTCACAAGGCTTAGTACCTGCGGTAGCATTACCAACGCCATTAGCGTCAGTACCCCACTGGTCGGCGTTCACGTTTGCGCATGAATAGTCGAAGCCCAATTCGCTACGGTCAAAGCACAGAGCCTGGAAGTAGTTGAGGCAACCACGAGCCAAGGTAACGCTGGGCTGAGTGAACAGGCCAGTGATATCCAGGTAATCAGGTAGATGGTAGTCAACCTCGCAAGGCGCACACCAACCGGCAGCGGTTAGAGCACCATCATCAGTACGGGCAATGTAATCACCCTTAGAAGCGAAGTTCAAAACTTCTTCTGCCTCTTCCACATCTTCACTGTTAATGGTGAGTTGGGGAGAAGTCGGACGGAAGATAGTGGCAAGGTTGAATTCACCTGTAGGGGAACCAGCACCACGGGGCAAAGCGTCGAGGCGCTTTGTCATTGCTTTAGCCAGAGCCTCTACACTCAGTTCAGAGCCTAGAGCCATATCGGTGATGCCAGTGCCAGAGACAATCCGGGCTGGCGACATAGGAGCGAACGAAGTTACATCGCTTGCATAGTTGGACAGGTCTTGTCCGGTTGCGCTTGCCACGGTGTCCTCCTCAGGATTGTTGGCAACTTCTTCCTCAGAAGTTTCTAAGTCAGATTCTACATCATCTGTAGAGTCCTCCTCAACTTCCTCTGGAACTTCCTCCGGGGTGGAGGCAGCTTCAGGGTCCTCTACCTCAGTCTCAGTCTCTTTGACCTCAACTTCATCAGTTTCATCGGACGGTTCAGATACCTTTTCGGCATCCTCTTCATGTTCTTCAGCCTCTTCTACTGGTTCCTCTTCTTCACTGTCGGCTTGGAGAGACAGAGCCACAGTATCAAGATTCGTGCGTAAGCGGGCACGAGTAGAGATTTCATCACTATAGAGAGTGACTTCATCAGCAAGGGCATTAAGAGCCAGTAATTCACTGGTGTTTAGCTCGTCAATTCGAGCATATTCTTCAATGTAATCATTGGAGAGTTCGGTGTACTTTGCCGAGAGGTCAGCATCCGACAGAGCAGATAACTCAGCCACAGCCTCCGGCTCTAATTTGTCAGACATGATAAATTCCTCTCGGGTTAGTTAGCACTGACAGGTTCATCATACCGCTCGTTGGGCAGGTGTGTCACAGCAGTAGTGCCCAGAGGTAGGTGTGCGCGAATAAACCATAGGAACCAGTCCAATTTACCAATATGGTCAGACAGGTAAGAAGCCCAAACTGGGTCTGCCTCATTCACATAATCATTCAAGTCTTTGCGCAGTGCAGCAATAAGAGGCTCTAAGTAATTATTGAAAGCATGTAGGTGTTCCTCGGCAGAAGCAAGTCCTAGGGTATACCGAGGCCAAGTAAGAAGTTCATTGAGTTCTGCGGAAGTCCCCCCGGCGCTACCCCCTAGAGTAGCTATACGTTCTGAAGTCTCGTCAATCGCAGTCTTAAACATATACTTGGCAATGGGGTCAAAGATTAACTCATGGACAGCCACGAAATTAGGGCCAGTAACATTCCAGTGAGCGTGCTTTGCAGACAGCATAATGTCGCTATAGATAGCCACATGAACTTGCATTAGAGCTACCAGAGTATCGCGGGTAGATTCTTCCATGCCCGGTACTGGTGGACGGGGATTAACAGCCATGAGTCTATGGTATCACGTCTGAATAGTTTGAATAGTTCCAAGTTTCTTGTCAGCTACATATGCACGATAGGCATCATTGTAGTCAGAAAAGAACCCCACAGTACCATTTGAATAAAAAAGAGCATACTTAGCCCAGTCGGGTATAGGTTCTGTCAAAGATTTCAACCCAGCCGTTGTTTTAGCCGACAAAGCTGGCATAGGCAGGTTCTTTTTATTACACCCGCAACCCATTGTTCCACGCTCCTGACAAATTATGCAATCTATCCACAAGAAGTTCTCTTGCTACAAAGTCCAGTTTACCTCTTAGAGAGAGAATCATCGGACCAGACGCACACAAAGCATAGTGTTCTTGCTTAACTTCTCCCACGATGGGGAATCCCGGTTTGTTCACTGCCAAGATTGCCTCTAAACGTAAGCCTTTTCCTCTATCTCGCCAGTCACCTGATAGAGGTGAGGTGCGGAGAAGCTGTACTTCGGCATCAGAAAGGGCTTGATTGACCATTCCACTGACCCAAATACCAAAATCATCCTCGCCAACCACGACAGTAGCCGCCTGGTAACTGGTTGAAGCATAGTAATCCCCTACATCTTTATTTCCAGTGGTAGGTGCATGTGGCCCACCTGTAAAAATAGTACCAACCTTTACTTCTGAACCATCATCCAGAGTCAACGGAGAGAGTAGGAAGTACTTATAGTTCTCTGCACAGTGAGGTGCGTATACGTCTCGGCCCATAAACCCAGTATGAGGGGTATCCCACAAAGCAAGATGCCCATAAATGAGTCCATCATCAGTAATCCGAACCGCCGCAGGAGCAGTAAACATAGGATTGGTGAAGAACTTAGCAGGAGGGCGAGCGATACATCCCGCTGCGGTTAGGGCAACCGTGGACCAATTTTCGGGAATCAGGTCACTATGGCCGATTGCAGCCGCCCGTTTCTTGATGTGTGCCCTAGCCGCAGCGATATCCTTTGCTCTACCATTTGCTTGAATGGCATTACGCAAGTCTTGTTCATCAGCAATAGGGAAAGACCCATCGGGCATAGCCACACCAGAGTCAGCAGCCTTGTTTCTCTCCTCACGAGTCCACTCTCTGAACTCTGCCGCTTCACGAATGTAAGCATCTCGGAAAGCAGGAATGGCTACGATATGAGCACCTGCAATACCAGCCTTAGCGAACTTAACCTCTCCACCGAAAAGCATCTCAAAAAGACCCTCTTCTTCGTTGTACTCTAATTCTGCATCGCGTAAGTCCATAGACACACCGTTTAAGAACTTATCTCGAACTAAATGAGCAGCATGGCGACCCTCTTCAGAAGACATATCAAACTCACCATAGGCGTAGATTTCCCCACTAGGTGTACGAGAAACATGGGTCATTTTGCCACAGACAACTCCACCGTGGTTAGAGTGGTCATGCTTGTTAATCATAAGAGGAATAGGATGGTCTTCAGAAACATTCCACTCCAAGGCATCAGCCTTAATGAAACGCCCATCACCTGTTGCTACGTTCTCATAGCCAATGTACCCCTCGAACTTCACAGGAGGGACAGAAACTTCTTCCTCACGACGCAAGATTGCGGAGACATAATTAGCCATGACTCTATTGTAGCGCACCAAAAAGCCCCAGCATCCGAACCGTCCGGTCGTCTTAACGGTGCCGCACGTTTGCTGGGGCTTAGTGGTAGATACTTGACCACCTCCTAGTTAGGAGTTAATGTGACTCTTTTTCTTGCTCTTCTTACACGGACCCATTATCAGCACCCCTTTCTGGGATTTTGGTGGTTACTCCGGTTGGAACTTTTCCAGCGGAGAATCTTCCGGTTTCTTCGGGAAGTACTTGTTCGCTAAGAACTCTGCAACCCGCCAACCGAAAGCAAAAATTACGACACCAAGAAACTTGACTAGCATAATAAGAAAGGAAGAGATTTCCCCTGTTACTTGCTCGTTAATGATTCCTGTGGCAGCCGAATACCCTATTACACCAGAGAAGACTGGACCGAGGAAAGACACTAGACTAAACATACTTTCCACCTCCCAGCAATCCCTTAGGGGACCATTGTGACCACTTAGTCATACAAAGGATAGCGACTCCTAAGTTCATTATCCCATGACCAATAGTACTTCCTAATTGAACAGTAGTAATGGAAGAAATAACGAAGTAGGCAGCTCCAAACAGGAACCCTAAATGACGGTATTTTTCTTTACCGAAGAGCACCAAAGCCAAACCCACGACAAGAATAGAAGCCACGATGTAAGCCTCAATACTATGTGTTGGGTTCCCACGTAGAAGTGCTCCAAGGCTAATAACCAGTAGAGCAGCCCCAGTAGGAGTAATCCTTTCAGAGCCAATCCACGACATTTCATACTCCCTACCAGAATTTAATTACAAAATGGGCTATTGTCGCAATGATGCCGATAATTAGTGCAGTGTAAAAAAGCACTACTCCACAACCGATTACTGCGGTCAAGTTTTCATCGCTCATGTTCACTCCTATTTCTTTTTTCCCTTTTGCTTTTTCGGGAAAGGATTGTACGGGAGGTTCAACGTGTGCTTCTTGCTTTTGCCCATGATAAACCCCCTTAGGTCTAGTGCAGTTACATATTAAGTAACTTCTTCCATGTATTAGAGCCTACCACGTAGTCTTTGTCTAATCCAGAGGTTTGTTGGAACGACCCCAAGTTATTCTTGGTGGCAGCGCCGCCATTACCGTCAGGCCGACCATTAGTGGTCAAGCCAACAGGCCCATACCCGTGAGCCAGCAAAAGTCCTTGAAGAACCTTAACCGCTTCACCAGTCACAAGTTTCTTGTCAGCATTGCGCAGGTCGAGAGTAGGTAACATTTGATACACCTCTTTGGTAGTGGCAGTAGTGGAAGATGTAGAGTTCTGCTGTCCCGTCCCGGCAGAGGCAACAGGTGTAGAGAGGCTGGTGCCCGCCAATTTTTTTGCGACCAGAGCAACCTGCACAGGGGTTGAGTTAATCTCAAAGTGCATTGCGTCAGGAGTATACTGAGCAGGATAGTCTCCGCCCCACCGCACTACGCCGCCCGCTTCTGTGAGAATCTTGTGGACCTCTTTGATTTGGGCATCGGAGAAAGTCTTTGTGGTCTTTACTCCGTTTGGGTGCTTAGAGGCGTTCAAGTCAACCGCAGTACCAGAGGCATGGTTGGAGAGGACAGCTTTATTATTAGCGTTCGCACGGTAAGCCCAACCCCATGACTGAGCCTTGTCAATTTTTTCCACACGTTTATCAAACTGCTCACAGACCCATTCAAGCACAGTTGCAACATCACCGGGGAGGAGTCTCCCTGTGATGTACTTTCCTACGTGGGATGGTGCAGTAGTAAGCGCTGCCCATCCATTCTGTGTTACGGCCATACCTTAATTGTACGCCAACAAACTGAAGACCCGCCGTGTACCTTTCGGAGTGGCGGGTCATAGTTAAGTTTACGAAGCCGGAACAAGTCGTTTAATGTAGACCATAGATTCACTACCGACCATTACGGGACTATCTCTCAAGAAGACTCGAACCAAATACGATTATCCCAACTTCACTTATCAGTATACCATACTAGGAAAGTCCAATATCGGTGAACGAAGCCACGACACGCACATCGTTAACCCCATAATGGGGACGGCTGTAATTTCCAGTACCATCAGGAACTACCTCGGCATAAGCACTAAAACGAAATGCGTTAGAAATAGCCAAGACTTCGCCTGTGGACGGACGCATGATACTACAATCGAACAGAGCACTATTGTAGTATTTTCCGCTGTTGTACCCAGTACCAATAGCACGACCGAGCGGGGTAGTGCCCTGAGGAGCAATTCTGGATTGGCTATGAGAATTACCTACCCAATAGAACTTAGCGCCTGAATCACTGATACGAATTAGTTTCTTGAAATCTTCATAGTTCTCCAAGGTGCGTCCGAAATTAGCGACCTGATGCCACTCACCACGGTCAAAGCCGCCAGAAGAAGCGTTCCAATGAGTATTATTCTTTATTAGAGTAGCGTCTAGCGGTGGGAACATCGTGTACCAGGGATTTAGATTGTGTTTGTCATCGTATTTTTCAACGATACCTGCCAAGTGGTTCTTCTTCATCCACGAGGCTTCTCTAATACCTGTATCTGGATTAGTCCAGTAATGGCGAGTTTGGCGCTTGGACTGATGGCGAGCTACTAATAAATCACCAGGACGCACATCGCCAAAAGCACGAACATAAATACCCAGACCTTTTTGCATACCACCAGCGATACGCATCTCCACAGCAACAGAACCTAGGGAACCATTAGCGTGCTCGACACCCTGGGTATCTGTTAGAGCCAACAGAGCATGGACAATGCCCTCACTATGAACTTCATCCATAGTTCTATGGCCCCGGCCATGACTAGCGATGGCGGCTTCAGCGTGTTGATAATGAGTAGTCATGGCTAACCTCTTTCTCAGATGTGGGGACTCTCACACTTAGTTTACCAGATTTACGCTGGAGTGCGCTGCGGAGCATGAGGGCCAGACTCAGAAACAGGGTGTTCACGCGAATCCGGTGACACATCACCCCTAGAATTGCGTCCGTGAGGAGTGTCAATAGCCGACCTTGGAGGTCCATCACTTCGAGCTGGGTTATGAGACTCGTCTCTAGGTTGTGTAGAACTAGGCAATGTCTCAGGTGTATCATGAGATACAGAGTGACTCTCAGAAATAACCGGAGTTTGTTCCGGGAGCTTCTCAAAATCTTCTTCTAGCAACGCTTCAAAAGCCTGAACAATAGCCGGTAAGCCCGGATTAGCCACCAACTGCGGAGACTTAATCACTAATTGGTAAGCGAGCGACCATGCTGGAGGCAGAGAAGCCCACTCAGGAGCATCTTTGAGAGAGAAACCATAGGCTTGCCGCAAGGCTGCCCCGCTAATTTCATGGCGGTCGTACAAAATCTTGGCATCTTCAGTCCGGTTTGGCCGCAAAGCCATACCATCTGTAGAAAACCAAATCATTACTCGACTTGCTTCTTCGTAAGTGTAACCAAACTCTTCGACCAGCAGGGGTCGCAGAATAGTTTTAGTAATTGCATTGGCAATCATCTTTAACTTTGGAACCAAGTGAGAGGCAATTACATCGTCACGAGTCAACCAAGCCGACCAGTGAGAGGATTTGGCCGCTCCAGTAAGCAGCTCTGGAGGACAATCCATTCCCAAAGCAATAGTACTTGTTGCCTCTTGCTGCAATTTTACGAGTTCTTGGTCCATCGGCTTGGCAAAAGTAAGGTATTCAAACTTATGCTGTACTGATTCCCCAGGTACACCCACGAGCATAGGCACATTTGCTGCCGCTGAAGCTCTGTCTTTCATGGCTGTCATAGCCGTCTCAGTAAACTGTTCTGCAAATGGGTTAGAAGTATCATCTGGGTCTAATCCCTCTTGACGGCGCATAGCATCTTCAATGTCTTGGCTGTAAACCAGTAAACCTGCACCCGCTAAGCGCGAGTCAATCTGAGCTGCTAAGTGCATATTCAGACCTACATAAGTGCGCAATGCTGGTAACAGAGACTTAACTGAAGAGTGTGCCAGCCAGGAGTACTGGGGATTAGGGTCCCAAGTACGTGCTCCATGAGAAGCACGGAGAGAGGGGTAGGATTTCTGGCGTCCTTGACCGTAGAATACAGTCACGGCAGCGTCATAGGAGTTCCCAGTAAACCACAACTCCGAGGGACTATGTACTGTGTAGTACTCAGAGTAAACACACGGAGGCATCCAGAAACCCTCACCAACGGTGTAGAGGTTGTAACCCATCTTAATTACCTGCTCAGAGAAAGCCTCTTCATCGGGAGCAAGGCGACTCAAGATTTTTTGGGCATCCTCGTAAATACGGTCACTAGGCTTTAATGGTTGCGGTGGCTCAGTTACTACATGGTCGTCGTCTTGATTACGGAAAGCCCCTCGAATAGTTGGGGATTCCGCCAAGAACCAGCGAGCTAGTCCGAGGCGCTGTGCGAGAGTAGAAACAAGATAATTCATCGGAGGAACTAGCATGACCAAATCCCAGGCTTCTGCTTGCCACAGACGGTCAGTGGCCGTAGTCATAGTGGCCGGGGAGTTTGGGCCATTCTGATTAAGGTTTCCATTGGGAAAGTAAATACCAAAGGCATCCCGGTAATTACGAACTCTTTGGTCTTGCAGTCTCTCGCCAGCCGCCGTCAATACCTCAGTATGCTGTGCGGGGTCAGGCCACGGAAAATCTGAGACTTCCTCTTCAATTACGAAAGATGGAGTCTCTTGAGGAATCCTCGGGAGAAATCTGTCATACCAAGCCATAAGACAAGTGTACCTCAGACTCTACTGCTCACTCGCTTCTGGAGTCAGGTTAGTCTGAGGTACGCTAAATACTACAATGTAACTCGTATCAGAAGTCTATTATACCTCTTGGAGGAGGCTCGCTAGGACTATGCGACTTACAGAGGAACACATAGCCGCACGTCGGGTTGGTACATTCTTCATCTGGGTCATCAGTAGTTCCGGGAGAGGGTAATCCGCAATCATCATAGACCGTATACACGCACCCACAGGACATTTCATGAAAAACGTTCATCATAATTATTTACTTTCCCAACTTGTAGAAAAATATTCTCCACCCCAGATACCATACTCGCGAGTGCGGGTAGTGGTAGGAGGAGTGTGGGAATCAACAGCAGCCTTGTAGCAGTGCAATTTCACCGGGCAAGCCTCTCTACAAATGCGCTGGGCCAAGCACGCAGGAGCTGTAACAATCTCTGCATCATTTAAGTCACCCGTTTCTTCCCCACGCATAATCCCCTCAGGGGGACACTCCTTAGGATTCAAGTCCGTCCACCAGTCAGGGTCAATGGCCTGTGCAAGCTGGTCGTTATTCCGAGGATATTCTCGACCAGTGGAGTATAAAATCGCAGCGACCTTGGCATTAGTGGCAGTTTTCTCCCGTACCCATGCTTCTATTACCTCAGAAGTAAACTCGTCCTCTTTAGGCCGGGGATTGGGCAGAGGATTACATGCAGCTCGCGTGTACCACGGTGGAGGGCCAGCTATAGGCTTACGAATCAGGCCAGGGTCCTTGAAAGTTACAGCAGACATGACCTTACTCTTTCTCTTTGTACCGCACAATCCATGTAATTAACGGCGCTGAGATAAGGTTAACAGCCAGTGCCAGTGGAACCCACCAAGCGGGGCCGAGTGTCATAAAATAACTCAAATAAACACCCAGTGGTACAGCCAGCCAAAAGCCAATACACCAAGGACATCCAAGCAAGTACAGAATATGCGGATGCGGTGGGCGCCTAGAGTTAATCCACCTCTGGCGTACTAACACATCAAATATGTAATCGTCCACCACCAACAAAACAACACGCACATAAGCCATCCAGGCAATTAGTGGAAGTATGTAAGTCATACCCCTACCCTACCATCTCGGGGATGGAGCGGGCGGGCTGTGTGGTGTAATAATTTGTTTAGGGGGTGAGTGGTGGGTGTTAATTTTTGTTACGGAACGTGTTTCGACGCCGCTCATTAGCAAGCGTACTCGTAAACTCGTAACAGCGCAAGTGTAATTAGTTTAGGAGTGTCTGCGACCCTCCAAACTATTACCCCCTGGTCAGGGGGTATTTTTACAATAATTTAAGCAAAGAGTTGAAAGAAATTCTTAAAAATTTTTCTAAAAATATTTTGTTGTTCTAGTCACTTAAAACTTTCAAAAATTTTGTATGTACTGTGGGAGGGGGTTAGCTCCTATAGTGTGTGAACAAATGTACGAAAAACCATCGCTGGCCTGCTGAGGGCTGATAATGTCGCAGATTGTGGCACGATGTGATGTATGGCTTGACATACGTACCCCAGCTCCGGTAGTGTAGTCCCCGACGGCAATAGCCAGACACTCGCACTAGCAGCGAGGGCGCCCACTGGGCGCTGTGCTAGTGCTATGCGCACCCACTGGGTGCTGTGTCTGGTGAGGGCTGTTAGGTAAGTAGTAGTAACCAGCGCCGATACGTCGGTGGGACTGGCTACGCGGTGGTGCCGCGTACTATTGCTTGCTCATGCTGATTAGTCAACTAAATAGTGGGAAACTTAACCGTAGCGTGCCTAACAAGCGCGTAGGGTTATGTTGGTGTAAGGTATAACGCGTCCAAGGTAACAAATGTTACCTAACGCGGCTGTGAGCGTGTATGTAGCCACGCCATAACCCTTACCGGGGCAAAGTTTCGGCCAGCGCCACTTAGTAGGATAGGTCTATTATGCCAGCCTATCCGCGCATAGTATGAACGTTAGTAGGGTCGTGGTATGCGTGACATGTCCTAGGTGCGAGTGTAACGACCTCATTGGTGTATCTGCACACAATAAGATACACAGCGCTGGTAGTTTGTACGGTGTCCGTAGCACCACGGGTCTATCCTGTGCCAGCTACGCTGACGAGCCTACGGTATTAGGCGAAACACCTATCATTGGAGAACCAACCATGACCACCAAAATTAGTAAATTCATAGGGCTGTATCTAGCCTATGAGAGTCAAGTACGCGCGAACAAATCGCACGCGCATTTAAGCGATTATCTGGCGCTGCCCGCAGCCGACCGTAAAAGTTACGACCCATCAGAAAATGAGGCTGTGGCGATTGTGTGGCACACTCGCATAGTTGCCAGCATGAGAGAGCTGGCAAAATTGCCAGAGGTAAAAGATTTCATTGACACGCGCCGCGTAGCGCGTGACGGCGCGCAGCTACGTAAGTCGCTTACATCCAAGGTGGCTAACGCTATCAAGATAAATGTAATGTCATCTAAGTATGACCGCTCGGCTGTATTAGCCGAACTATCGGCGCTCACGCTGTCCCAGCTCACCAATAGGTGGGAACATGAAGCTGTGACAGTTGCCAAACGCTGGACACCCAGCCGTGCTGTGTTCACGGCATACATGGAGGAGCACGGTGGCAACCATGCCACTGGTGCGGCTAAGTCCAAGATTCATAGAGCTGCGGCTCAAGCTGCGCGTGATTACGTGATGGATAATTTCGCGTAACACTAAGCGTGCTTAGGCACGCCACTATCCCCACCAGCGCGTGTTGGTGGGGGTATTGGTGTATCTAATCAACACCACAAATCTGATAGTAGGAGACCCCATGCGTACCATCGTTGATAGCCTAATAATGGCGGCCATCATAGCACTGCTGGCTTTTCTGCCAGCTAGCCGTAGCACTCCCCCCAGCTACTGTGACCAATGGCATGGTCGTATCATGGCTGGCGTAGCCCGTGATGGCTGGAACGATTACGCAGAGGACATAGCCTACAACTGGCACGTTCAGGCAGAGCGGCATTTACGGCAATGCCCGTAGACCCCGACCCCCTAACTAGATAACCCCCTAACTAGATAATTGGAGAAAACTATGTTATGCGAACAAAGAGCAGCCGACATTAGCAGCTACCTGCTTCCGCATTATGAGAGCGGACGACGCCCCACGGCTGAGAGCCGTGCGTGGCATAAGACTGACGGACAAATGCAAATGCACTCGTTTGAGTGTGGCTATTGCTGGGACTTTCCAGCGCTCTTAGCGAAGCTGCATGATGAAAGATAACCGAGTGGCAGATGGCACTCTCGCCATGTCAGCAATAAGTCGTATTGGAACGTACGGGTTTCCTGGAACAGCTCCCAGCCGCGCCGTAAAGGTCGGTCATTGGGCGCTGGATAACACCAGCAGAGTCACGATGGCTGACAAACCGCGTACTAAGCCACGCAAGGCAGACCCAACCGCTGCGGCTGTAATAGGCAAAGAGCCAGCAGCTAAGCGCAAGCGCAAGCGCCTAACGGAGCACCAGACTAAGGTGCGTAATGCCGCGCTAAAGCGGCGTCGCAAGGCGAAACACAACCGTAAAAAGGCTTAACGTTTCGGCTGGTATGAATAGCTCTCAGCGAGTGCGTCGCTGAGAGCTAGTCATCTTAGCCGACCCGTGCTAAGTACCAACTAGATGAAAGGGCAACCATGCCAGACATCACCATGACCGAGTTTACCAATGGCTCGGGCACCGTCATAATGGACGCAGCTGCGTCCACCGACATTCCCACCGGCATCGTGATTAACGACACTACCGATACCAAGATGGTAGAGCCGTCGGCTACTATCATGCCTCGCATTGAGTATTTGCTAGGTGCCATTGACGACATCCACACCGGGGAGCTGTCGGACTTGTTCGCACTAACTCACCCTAATGGGAAGTCTTTGCTGCCACAGGCACAGGTGGCTGCGCTGATGGCGTTAGCCGATAGCGTGGACAATGACCTACTACCTCCGGCACCGTGGAACATGGGGCTAATTTCTATTGGCTTCTTGTTGTCTAACGGTGTCAATGGCCTTGGCACTTGGGGCACCAAAGATTGGTCGGAGTGGATGGACATGGCCGATACCATGTACCCACGTCAGACCACGGCGATTAACAGCGCCACGGTGGCAAAAGAGATTGCGGACAACACCGCTTTGCTCCAGCGTTTGTTTGACACGTTCGGCGCTGGCTCCGTTTACGATAGTGCGGCTAATGCCGTGCTTGACACGCTAACGCCGGGCGTTATCGCCGGTATCAAAGCGGCTAACGCTGGGCTAATTCCGGCCTAGACGGACACGCCTATGCAAATACCCTAGTACCCACCCCTAGTATGGTATGCTAGTACCCAACAATAGACAGAGGAGGTTTGATGAATACCATCGTGCCGCTACCTGCGGAAATACCTGAACGTGAGCAAATAAAGTTTGAATTTTACATCAAGAAAACAGACTTTTGCTGGATGTGGACAGGTGGAGCCGACGACTCTGGCTATGGTAAGTACAACCTAAAACTAGGGGTGAACAAGTACCGCAAAGTACAGGCTTCACGCATGGCTTATCACCTCTACAAAGGGGAGATACCTCTAGGCTTCACGATTGACCACCTGTGCAACGTGCGCAGGTGTGTCAATCCTGAACACCTAGAAGCTGTGCCCCACGCCGAAAACATTGCTAGGTCTGTTGACCGTAGATGGTTACATTTACGCTCCAGCGAGCCTGAGTGGAATTGTCCCCACCATAAAGGGGAGTGGCTACACGATGGCTGCTGGCAGTGTAAGCGTGACTTCGCCATAACACAAGCACCGGAAAATCGCCTATCGCCAAGGTGATTTGACCGACCTGAGCACGTCGTTAAAAGGCTCATTTGCGTTGGCAACTTTCCAGCGTTATTCTCACGCGCGCGCGTGCGTGCGCACTCCCGACCCTTTTGGAGAAAAATGCCACATTCTTGTGACGACACCTACATGGGATACGCTTTCGCTCCCGACCAAGGGTGGTACAGGCTTTTCAGGTGGACTGGCCTGTTTACTGACATAGACGGTGAGGAACGAGTAGAGATTTATTCGCATCAAGGACGTAAAACTATGGCTCGTACTTACTTTGAGAAGAACTACACACTACATACAGGAGAATAATGAACAACACTAAAGTAATTAAAACCACTTACGCTGACTATCAGCGTGACCTCGCCTTAGCCTGGGTAGGTACTGACCCGGAACCTAAAACCACTGGCCTAAAGTGGTACACCTATCACCAGAATAACAGCGGTGGCGTGCTCTCTGGACCCTCCGGTGTCTATGTCCTTGCCCATAGCGGAAAAGAAGCCGACGAGTTAGCCCAGCTTCATGCCGGTGTCTATTTCGATGGAGTAGATAACGGCTTTGACTGTGACTGTTGCGGCGACCGCTGGGGGTCTCAAGATTGGTTATCAAACTATGACCTCGGCTCCCGCGAATTCCCTACCCCATACGACTGGTACGGGGAGGATGCTGAGTTAGTTTTTATTGTGGCAGGTGCCTAATGGGTAACGAGTACCAAGCCAACCTTGAAGACCTGCTCTGGCATGACTTTTCTGAGTCCATGCCTAAGAACTACTGGCAGAAATTTGTCAAGATGAATACTATGGAGATTTCCTCTAAGGTGTGGAATCTTGAGCAGACTCTCCTAGCAGAGGCTGAGGGTCGTGTCCATGAGCGTATGGAGCAGGAGGAACAGCTTAAAGAAGCCCAAGACGAGGTGTTTCGGCTCCGCCAGGAGTTGAAAAATCTCAAAGAAAAGTATCAGAAACTAAGCACCTATCATTCATGGTGCGGACAAATAGATGGAATGAGTCAATGAAAAAAGATAAATACGAGCAGCTGGAGAGACTCCAGAAAGAAGCCTCTAATGCTTTAATTACGTTAGAGGACGCTTGGGAGCAGTTCCAAGAGCTGGAACAAGAAACCGATCGTATCAAAGAGTACCTAGAGAGAGCAATCAGAGAGAGCGCTGTAGCCTCCTCTGACCTGTTTACATTCTTTGAGAACGGACTGAAAGGAAAACTCTAAATGGAAAAGTTATTTTACGAGCACTGGGAAATAGCGAAAAGAGTTGATGCCCCTGGCACCCCAGGGGTGAAGTCACGCCTTTCTATGCTGAAAGTTTGGCTAGACGAGGCTGTGCATAATAGCCGCTACTCTCTAGCTGGGGCTGCTGGCTTACCTGACTATGAACTAGCACCGAAACTTTATGTCAATGAGTTACCGAAACGCTCTTCGCTGCGTAACCGTAACCATCTTCGGCGTTGGCACGTCGAAATGTAATGAACGCCATACAAACATACTACATACGTCACTTACGCCTAGCCGTGATACGTCACGGCTAGGCTGGTCAATGACCACACAATCACCCACCAACACCTCTGGCTATGCGTTTGCGCTGGCTAGGAAAGGAAATAGTACATATGTGCATCATGTTCGCGTTGCCTCGCGGCGTGGTTTCTCCCGAGGAAGAGCTACGCAACGGCTCCATAAATAATCGTGACGGCTACGGTTACGCAATCGCTCACAAGGGCGAGCTGATTATCGAAAAGTCGTTTAAGTGGCAGGAACTCCTGCCTAAGTTCATTAAGCTGCGGGCTGAGTTAGGGAATCCCCCCGCAATTTGGCACGCTCGTATTGCCACGCATGGCACGAGTAAGGCTAACACCGACAATCTTCACCCATTCTTGGTCGGAGCTACCGACAACAAGACGGTAATGGCGCACAATGGTATTTTGCCAGCGGCGTATCAGTGGGGAGACGCTCATAACATTTCAGATACACGGGCATTTGTGTACTCTCTAGTGTCTGGACAGTTCAATGCTCAAGGTGTACCCTCCCGCTCACAGTCCAAGGCTATGGCACAGCAAATAGGCACAGGTAACAAATTGTTATTTTTGTCTGCGTCGGGCAAAATCAGAATCATCAACGAGAAAGCTGGCACTTGGGTTAAAGGTGTTTGGGCGTCTAACTCGGGCTTTTGTTCATACTATGACCGCTATGTATCAGACCCACGCTGGGCAAATAAACGTGCCTCAAGTTACCTGCTGCCTAGTGGCAAGTCTGAATTGTCGGTGCGCGACAGTCTAAACCCTTACGGCTCAGCCGCATGGGATTATGACGACATGGCTGAGTGGGATGAAGATTTCTACTCATGGTCGGAGCGGCGTGACACCCACTCTAGCAACTGCACCTGTGACGGCTGTTGGTTCGACACGAACTATCCGAGAGATAAGTACACTGAAGCCAAGGCTTCTACGTCTTACTACGGGGCAGATTCTAAGTACTTTGACGAGTTCACAGTAACTAATGCTCAGCACAATGAATTTCTTGAACTCTCTGAGTATTACACCAAAGGCACTAAATCTAAGACCTTTGAGAGTGATTATGACTGCATACTAGAGTTGATTGACAAGACTCCGACATACCAGCTTGATGCTTTGGTTGACTCTATGGCTTTTGAGTTACATGAGATACTCATGGCTAATACAGGAGACAAACTTCACTCCCCTCTTACATGGGGCATCAACAGAATTATCGAGTTAGACCTATTCACTAACAACATAACTGGTCCGACCGAGGAACTAGACCCGATTGAGTTTAAGACTCAAGAGGCACTCAACACCCTAATTGGGCGCTGGGCAGACATGTATTACATGGCTACTGAAGAAGTAGAATCTTTCTTCTCTGACTACGAGGACGTTCGCGCTGATGAATTAGTAAGCGATAAGTTCGAGGACGTTAACCGAGCCATTCTATCTGGGGTACTTCCCAATGTAAATGAAAAGGTAAAAGTAGAGGTAATTGACAATACTTTGGTTCTAGGAGGGTAAGCAATGCCAAACACACTACCTGAAGTTTCCGAGTCTTTAGCTGCTTTCAATGAGGCTATTGTAAGTCTTAACGATGCAGTTACCACTGGCAGCGACTTACTAAAAGTACAGCTGAATTATTTTGGCCCTAACACGGATGTAGTGATTAGTTTCTTACAATGGGGAGTTCTGCAATGCAGTTTCGCTTGGCAAGAACTCTTAAACCAAGTGAGTCTCAGAGCGGTAGAACGATTTAACTTGACAGTCCTCTCTAATGAGGAGACTAAATGGTTACAAAAAATATTTGCAGACCCTAGAGGTACTTACTTAGACCATCTGTATGGCTCTCGACCAGAGTTTATCTATCTTATACGAGCAATTACGCTCATGCACAGACTAAGTTTTCCGGTCTATCAGGAGCTTTTAGGCCCAGCTTTTTCTAAGGGGGCACCTTTACCTGGCTTTACAGCAGCAACTATGGAAAACTACCTAAAAAGAATCGGAGGAAAAGTGATAGAGAAACCACAGCCTAAAAATTACCGCGAAACCTTGAGTGAATTACCTCATTTAGAGGTAAATATCAGAAACCATAAGTATAAACTTATTAAATTATCTGACCTCCCTGTTCGTAGAGTCTTTAGTTCAATGGTGCGCCAAGAAAACATTAGGAACTATGCGGGTGTGATGTGGTATGACTCCTCTGCCGTTGATACTTCTCTCCTCACAGACTTCAGACGTTCAGTTGCCCCTGGTTTCTGGCAACCAGTTATGGTTGACCGGGATTTGTACGTTGACCGAATGTACCCCAGTGACGAGCCAAGAAGCATCCATCTACCTGATGTTACTTATGTAGTACTGGATGAAGATTTCAGTTTAATAGAGTGGGTAAGGCCGCCGAGTAGTGCCTGTCCGCAGTGCAATAGAGAATATGTAGTAGTCTTTTTTAACCGCATAACAGAACAAAGTTTCTGTACTGACTGTAGTAGGATTTGCTATGAGTGCAAAAAGAATTATTCTTCAGCCTCTTTCTGTTGCACATTGGAATTACATTATTCTCACACCGAGGGTCGAAACTACATTGGGTGCCCTAATCAGACGGAGAACTATCACCCGATTGACTGTCAAAAACTACACTTAGGAGTAGAGTTAGAGTACTCTAACTTCACCAGTCCAACGCACCGTCTCAATGTTGCCAAAGCAATTAAGACAGAAACTCAAGGTTTAATGGACGTGGACTTCAAGAGTGATAGTTCTCTAGTTGGACTGTCTATGGAGATTGCCTACCAGCCTCACACTTGGCCAGTACTTGAGACAATGAAATTCCCTTACCTGTCTATGGTTGAGGAGAATAATACTGAGGGAGCTGGGCTTCATGTCCATGTGTCTAAAAACTACTTACACACACAGTACGCTCAGGCTATTTTCCATGATATCTTCAATGACTTTGATATTCCTAAGTATGCTGGGCGTGACTTCACTCAGTACTGTCAACGAACAACAACCTTTATGGATAACCCAGCATACTATGGTCGTACCGGAGGTTTTTCTACCGAACGTGAAAATCGTACGAACAAGTACCGGGCAGTCAATTTCTGTCCACGACACACCATCGAAGTGCGTGTATTTCGTGCCCCAACCACACGCGAGGAGCTGCTAGGTCGCGTGGGTATGGTTGAAGCAGCAGCACGCTTCGCTAGAGGGAACAAGCGCTTTGCGTTTGACCCTAACCGTAATGCGCTGGAACAGTTCTTAGAGTGGGCGGCCGAGTCCTCTACTGTTTCGGACATTGTTAAAAAGTATCTAGCCAATCCTCCCGGAGTTATCTCACTTAATAACGAGGAGGATTATCAGGAATGTGACCACTGCGAATCCTATGGACATAGTAGCTGGGATTGCGAACAATTATGCTCCTTTGATTGGTGCGATAGCTGCCGCGAAAACGACGACCCCGACTGGTAAAACTGAAAACTTCGAGGGTAAGGAGTCAAGCGTAGCCACAGGTAGTTGGTTGCAATTCGACTACGTAAGGTATCTTGTCTGCCGTTCTTAAGAATGTTCTCTGAGACTAGGTGATGCTGCATCCTGTGGTGTTCCAAGCACCTAAGAGATACCTGCTCCTTACCCTCCGCCTATGAAAGGAAAAACGATGAACCATCCGCACTACCGACAGAGGATTATTGACCATCCTGCTGTATTCTCACTCCACACCAATGAGGTTGGCTGGGTAGTAACCCTAGTCTCTGGCTGGGTGTGGCCTGACGGTCGTTCCAGCCGTACTTTCAATGGGTACGGCTTCCGTGAAATTTTATCCAAACTACACAAGGAAATTCGAGAAATCTAATGACTATTTACACTGACCACGTTGACCAAGACCTGCTGCGTAGCCGTGGCTGGTTTCAGCTTGACGGTACTCGCCAACCCCTAGAGGAATGGCGTAGGCGTTATCCTGCCGGTAAGTTTGTACTACTGTGGAGCCATTACACACAAGGCAACAACCTAACTCAGCAATTCCGTAAAGGTGAGACCATTCACACTATGGCTAAGGGTGGACGTTCTCGCCTCAATACCTCAATGGTATTGACAAATGACTTAAATCGCAGCGAAGCGCACCGTAGGTTTTTGTATGTTCTGCCCGTTGAACTGTGGAAACAGTCATGGTACTGCGAAGAGTGCGATGATGTTTTCTTGGAAAAGAAACCTGAGCATTGCCCTCACTATTCTGTATGCCCTAGCTGTTATTGCAGCTTCAATCTTTATGAAGAGGGATTCATTGAGCATGACGACTTTGCTGAGTACTGTAATGACTGTGTAACTACTTGTGATAGTTGTGACGAGTGGGTGTTACGTGAAAATACTACGAACGGTTACTGTGAGGACTGTGCTATTTACTGTGAATGGTGTGACGACTATGGTAATCACTTTCTCTGGTGACTGTGAGTACCGTGAGAACGCCGACTTTGACGCGGACTACAGACATACTGATGCTCATACATTCTTAGGTTGTGATTGTGGTGACTTCCGTTACGACGAGCTTAACCCTGAGTGTCCATCTGGTATGTTGCACATTGGTCTTGAAATTGAGACCGAGAAATACCATTTCAAAGACAAAGACTGGTATGACGCCTGGGCTGAGGAAGAGCTAGGTGATTACAACAACAAAACCATGAAACCCGATGGGTCAGTTAATGGTTTTGAGTTCGTGACTCAGCCACTAACTCCTGAGTTCTTTAAGAACATTTCTTGGGAAGAACTGATTGACGCTTCGGATGATTTCAACCATATTCCGTACAAACATCTGGATGACGGTAAGACTTCTTGCCGAGCAGGTTTGCACATTCACATTGACCGTAGGTTCTTTATAAACTCTAAGGGTAAAGAACTCAAAGTCCTTGTGGCTGGCTTCGCACGGTTGCTTGACAGCGACTATGGCTGGGAGCGTGCTGGCAATGGACGACGTGAGAATTATTACTCGATTCAATACAAGACACGTTACACCAAACCTGAAGACAGGCACTCGAATACCACAATCTCTGCTGTAGTACTGGGTAAGTCTTACTCCCCGAGAGGTTCAATCAACATGAGTCCAGGTAGCACCATTGAGGTACGTATGTTTGAAAGTCCCCATACCGCTGAAGAGTTACGTGAACGTGCTGCACTTGTGATTGACGCTGCACGTTATGTTAAATTCTTGCACACCGAGAGAATGTCTGTAATTGCGGGCACTCAGAACACCGAAAAGTTCCACGAATGGCGCAAGATACATAGCAATGCACCGAGCATGGTAGCAGCCCGTACTGTTGTATGCGCACCTGCTATTGTCGCGGACGCTTCTCAACTAGAGCCGGTGGCTTAGCTGGGTTCCTGTTCACCAGCACATACTCAACTTCACCAAACGGGAGTAGCCAAGTACAGGCAGACGATACAAGCTGTATTAACTGCCCCTTGGCTAACCGTTCAGTAATGTCAAGAACGGAGGTATCTGAGACATTTGGAAAGGTTAGCTCTCTACCAGAGCGAAATCTAACAACACAAGTGGAAGTCATGCCCGTGCCTGGGTCTTCCTTGTTAAAATCAAACTGCTCCATCTAACTATTGTAAAGGATAAACAATGACCGCAGTACTAACCTTAAAAGGAAACGCTAACTACAGCGCAGTCCTCACTACCTACTACGAGGACAGGGAGAAACCCCTAGAGGGTCTTGACCGTCTAGTTGGCTATGAAATCTTTGGGATGCAAGCCCTCGTAGGCAAAGGACAATTCCAAGACGGAGACGCTATCATTGCGTTCTTCCACGGCTCACAGATTGACAAAGAGTTTGCTTCTGCTCACAATCTGTACCGCCATGCAAATCTCAACAAAGACCCAGAGGCTACTGGCTACCTTGACGACAACGCACGCATCAAGGCACTAAAGCTGCGTGGCAATCGTTCCGAAGCACTAATCATGCAAGCCGATACGCTGGACGTGTTGTGTCTCGAATGGCGTGATGACTTTGCGCATGTAACTAGCCGCACCATCCAGTTTGATACTGTCAATGGCAAGCCTCTAGTGTGGAAACATGTAGTAAAGCAGCCGCGTGAACAGTCTGGTACACCACGCACTAGCCTCAACCATCTGGTTGACCTGCCTGAGCACCCGGAAACGGGGATGCTTTTTCGCAACCTCGACAAGCTCCGGGACGGTGATACCGTTAATGTGTCACAGAAGCTGCACGGTACATCAGTACGTGCGGCCATGCTACCCATGTCGCGACCTCTCAAGTGGTGGGAACGTCTCGCAAAAAAGCTGGGTGTGCGAGTCACTGAGACAGAGTATCAGTTGGCTGTAGGTAGCCGACGTGTAGTGAAGTCTTTGAATGGTGAAGAAAAGCCAGGAGAGCACTACTATTCAACTGACATTTACACAGCAACCATCCGTAATGCGTTGCGTCATGGTTCTCAGTTGCCACACAACTTCTTAATCTATGGTGAGATTGTGGGCTTCGAGCCGGGAGAACCTCTCAAGCCTATCCAAAAAGACTTTGAGTACGACGCAATTCCCGGCACTGCTGACCTGTATCTGTACCGAGTACAGTACCGTGATGACAACGGTATTCTCTACGAGCTTACACGCAAGCAAGTAGAGGTGTTCGCAGAGAGGTATGGCTGGAGGGTTGTACCAGGACTGTTTGAGGGTGTCTGGCACGGGGGAGACCGGGCCATAATGATACCTGACAACTATGGAAGTGCCGCAGTAATTAAGATTGAGGACATGCTTGATGTTCGTTTCAATCAGTCTGGCTTATCTCAAGCACTTCCCTTATCTCACCCGACTCTCCCCGACGAGGGTGTAGTACTGCGAGTAGAGACTGGCGGCTTGCCACTACTACTGAAAGCAAAATCCCCTCAGTTCTATGAGCACGAGGGTGTAATGACTGACCAAGGTTTAGGAGATATTGAAGACAATGCCTAAGAAAAAAATGGTAAATTACTACTTACCGCCTAACATGATTGAGTTCTTAAGGAAAGAAGCCTTTGTTCAGAGAACTACTATGACTCAGCTCGTAATATCTGCTGTACGTGAGCGGTATTCTGACTGTCCTCAATTTGATGATGAGGATAACACTCATGGCTAAAGAATACTTACCTCAATGGGTGTCACAAGTGCTCAAGATAATTGACCATGACTACATAGGATGGTCATGGACAGCCGGTGATGTGCAACAACTAACACTATGGGAGTTAGATGGCGATGAATGAAGAGTTAAATAACCTAAGTATGCAAGTGGATGCTGCCGAGCGCTTAGTTGCGTGGCTCGACCATGAGGCTAAATTTGAATGGAGTGCTAGTAAATGCTCCCCCACTTACCAAGCAATTCTTACGCAAAAGAAAGAGTACAGTGAGAGGATTCGCCTAAACAAAAAGAGGATATGGGAATACTTATCCACAGCCAAGTACGAAAAAATCCTACAAGAGATAAAGGAAGAAAGACATGAAGCCGGAAATGCTGGTTACTAGGGGCTACCCTGGCTCTGGTAAATCTACATGGGCTAAGAACTATGTGATTGAATCAGAAGAACCTGCTGCACGTCTCAATCGTGACGACTTTAGACAGATGATGTTTGCCACGTCTGAGACAACCAACTCACAAGAGAGTGCAGTAACAGTAGTAGAACAAACTGCTGCTGCTGCGCTTCTCAAGATGGGTTACACCGTAGTTGTTGACGCCCTCAACCTGCGTCAACGCTATATCAACAAGTGGTTTGAGATTGCCGCAGCCCATGACGCACACTTCCATGAGATACAGTTCATGTCCTCTCCTGAAACGTGCGTAATGAATCTTGCTCACCGGGACTCGGCTGGTGGTCGGTACATTGCACCGGAAGTAGTGTATGACTTGGCTAAGAAATTTCCTCTTGACAAGTTGAGACCAGCTGAGTTAAAAAGTAATGCTGTACCAGTTCCCCTCAACCATGAAGAGAGACAAGCCCCTCGTGCGGTGCTCGTTGACCTCGATGGCACGCTTGCACACAACACGTCAGGCAGGTCGTTCTTTGGAGTAGAAGCTGCTCAGCGCTGCGGCGAGGACGAGGTGGACGAGACACTACGCACCATTCTCTTGAAGATGCAACCCACACATAAGTTAATCTTTATGTCTGGACGCACTGAAGATTGCCGACCTGAGACTGTAAAGTGGTTAGAGAAGCACAATTTCTACATCCCCACTCTATTCATGCGACAAGATGGTGACACTCGTCCTGATGCCGTGGTGAAACTCGAACTGTTTAATACACACATCAGAGGTAAATACACTCCTGTACTCGCTTTTGACGACCGCAATTCTATTGTCAAACTTTGGCGTGACCTTGGGATTAAATGCTTCCAAGTATCGGAGGGTTACTAATGCACGAGGGAGTACAGACAGCAGTACTGATACTGCCTCTGGCCTTAGTCAGCTTCTACTTTATCCTCAGTGCTCAAAAGAGTGCTGAATACTGGCGCCGTGAGTCTCGGCGCTGGGAGTACGAGTACAAGTTACTACTACAAGAAAGGTATAACTGCTGTGTTCGACAACAAGATTAAAAAACAAGCAGACGAACCGGACGTTAAACAACAAGTGTTTGAGTTCGTCACGTTTGTAAAAGCTGGTTCTGCTTATGAAGCAGAAGAGCGTATGCGTGCCGCTAACCAGGGGCACGAAAAGAATATCTATTTTGAGAGGAAAATCTAATGCCCGCTTTCAAATACACAGTTTACATAGAGGCTCCGAATAAGGACGTAGCCGATGAAGCGTTCGACTATATGGTTGAACAAGACATTGAACTAGGAATCATTGACGAGAAGTTCGACGTGAAAGTATCCTCCCGACACTCTGGTATGGTATACGCACCAGTCCTACAAAACTCTTTCGTGGTAAACAATGACTAAGTACTACTACAGCCTAGTAGTAGAGGCTGACTCACTGGACCACGCAGACGCTGTAATCAAAGAGATATGTACTAATGATTCCAGTCCTCACAATTTTAAGATGTTTGACCATGACTACGAAATCGAATACATAGGAGTTGGAGGTGACTAACTATGTTAGACGACGCAAGGGTGTTTCTAAAGGAACACATAGTAGCGAACGATGCGGCCTTAGATGCTATGACCCTCTATGCCGCCGCCACTCACGCCACTAAATCATTCCAAACTTTCCCGAGGATGCTATTCACTTCAGAAACAGCAGCCTCAGGTAAGACATCAGCCATGACAACTACGGCAGCTTTGTGCTCGCGGCCTCTTGAGGCCACGGGTACGAGCTATGCCGTAACAGCTATGCTTCAAGAGGCTTCGTCCACGGGGAATCTAGGTGTACCTACATTGTATCTGGATGAAGTATCAAGCATCTTCGGTCGGTCAGGGATGAACAACATTAACAATCCTATCGGAGATATTCTCCGCAAGGGTTACAAGCGTAACGCTACCTCGACTGTCGCTAGAAGTGGTAGCGCTATACGATTCAGTATCTATACACCGTTCTTAATGACTGGTTTGAAAACTGCGGTGCCGGATGACATTAGAACACGATGTATCGTCGTTAACATGAAAGCCGGAACCCCTAAGAGGTACTATGATGTACGACGTTCTGAAGCTGAAGCAGCTTTCCTTAGTCGTTCTTTGCAGTCAGCAGTACACCGTAAGACTTCTGAGTTGTCTATGTATGTTGTGCCGAAGTTACATGACAAATTAGTAGCTCGTAATGCTGAGGTGTGGGAGCCTCTATTTGCAGTAGCTCGAAGCCTCGGAGGTACTGACTGGGTAGAGAGGTGCTTAGTAGCCTTTAAGACTATGCACTTAGGACACTATGATACAGAATTGTTATCTATGTCACAGACTATTGTGAAAGATATGTTGCAAGTGGCTGAAGAGTATGGACATGATTTCATACCGGGTCGTCATTTGGTACAAGGATTGTCGCAACTTGATAGTCCTCTCTACGCACCTCTATCGGCCAATGACTTAGTGTATCTAATTCGTGACCGTGCTCCGGTATCGCCTACACGTAAGTACTTTGATGGTAGTCAGATAAGAGGCTATGCCTTAGAACATCTACAAGATGTTTGGGAAAGCATCAAGCCTCGCGTCTTAATGGAAGAATCTATTGAGGCGAGTAGCCAAGACCCTTGGGAAGATGATTCTCTGTGGGGGTCACACGAGTACTCACAGAGCGAATAGTCTTTGCCATCTCAGCGTAGTTATTCCCTGAGGCAGTTGCCCGTGAGGGTAACTGACCTTGGGGAATTGCTACGGAAACTTTTTGGCGTAAGCCTCTAGCCCATGTCAAGAACTGACTCATGGCGTCAACTGTATCATCATGCTTTGCAGCAGGGAACTGAGTAATTTCCTCAATAGTAGGAAGCACCCACTCATACCCAGGCATTAAAGGGTCAGGGAAATAAACTAACCCGGCCTCAAACTGAGGTGCAACTACCTCGGCACGCAGCTCCTTGGAAGTGTTAGGAGTGATAGGGGTTAATCCCCTAACTTTATCCTTAAGTACATCCAGGGCAGCAGCGCCATTGGCTTTCTTTTCCACAAGCCTACGAGTAACGAAGTCGCCATACTTATTGTGTGGGCCACGAGTTACCCACCCGACCATGCGTTGAACCTGAGCCACAAATGCCCAGCGTCCTCGCTGCTGGTCAATCAGGTAGCGCTCGTCACCTAGAGCAGCCCAGCGCTGTCCGACTACAAAGTCACCGTCCTCGCCAAAAGTTAAATCCCAACTGTCTGCCCACAATGCTGTATTTAAGTCCATGCCTGGGTCAAGCAAAATAGTACGTCCGTCAGCAGTCACATGCTCAGGAATAGTTGTCCAGAACTTTATCCAATCTGGCTGGAATACTACACCATCATCAGGAAGCGGACGACCTTGGTAGAGAGCTTCAAAAGACTTGCTTCCTACTTCTCTAAGAGTGGCTTCCCACCGAGCCTTAGCCTGTTCCTTAGTCTCCTCATAAAGAGGAGAGATAAGAGGTTCACCGGCTTCCCTGCCAAGAGCGTCTCCAGCTCTGGCAAGCGCTGGCAAGTTAATAACTGTCCATTCATTTGGGTCTCCAGCGTAGGCGTCGCTGAGCAACCGCCCAATAAAGTCGTCATAATGGAATCTCGTGGCGCAAACAACAACGAGAGAGGGAGGCTCCATTCTTGTTCGACAATCAGTGAGCCACCAGTTCCATAAGGTATCTCGTAACGCTGCACTATTCGCATCAACGTATCCTTTCACCGGGTCATCTACAACTAGGACATTAAAACCACGGCCAGTAAGAGCACCTCGTGTACCTGTTGAGTACACTCCACCGCCCTCACGAGTTTCCCACATGGTTTTGCCCCCACCGTCAGGGGCTAACCTGATACCAAGTTCAGGCATTTCTTCAATCATCGTGCGTATTTCTCCGGCCCACTGCCCTGCAAGCACCCGGTCGTGAGAGATAATTCCAATTTTCCATTCAGGATGCTTTCGCAACATCCACAGGATGAAGAACTTAGATGTAAGAAAAGTTTTACCACTTCGTGGAGGCGCACTAATACAGATACGACGCTCCTTACCATTCTCTGCATCTTCTACTGCCTTAACTAAAGTGTCGTTGATGTATTCCAGGTGTGGACGCACTCTAAAGCGTGGCTCAATCTCTTGGGCTTGCTCCATCGGGCCACGAGGTAGCCCAATACCGTACTTAATCTTGTACTTACGAGTCAGGTTAGCCAGCCTATCGGCATACTTCATGCCCTCGTCGGGGTCAGTACACCGAGAGATAATTGCTTGCAGTTCATCCAGTTGCTTCTGCACTTTTTCAGGGAGCTTAGTCTCCATGACCTGCTTCAATCTCTAAAGGCTCTACAATCTCAGCGTCAACAATGTCCTCGTCACCTAACAAGGTGGCTTCGAGATTAGCGAACGCTTGTTCTACTTCGTCCTTGACCGAAACTTTCATGTCAAGTTTCTTCGGGGCATCCGTACCCCACAACTCACGCTGCCCCTGTAAGATGCGCAAAACGCCGTCTAGCGGGGATTTAGAACCACGCTCGGCTTGTTCCCACAACGCATCTTTTAAGCGCTCATACGCGGCATCTAAGATAATACGACGCTCTTCGCTCGTTGAGTTGCGACGACGGTTAGCGACGGCGGACACACTACGATGAAGCAGCTCACGGCTTACTCCAAGAGTGTCCATGATTGTTTGTTCGTCCACGCCTCTTACTGTTAGTACCCACATTTGTGTTTCTAAGTAGTCTCTGCGTGACTGTTCTACCCCATGCCAAGTGACAAGTTCATCTGAATTGCTAGTTGTCATAGTTTTCACCGTTCGCTACATCATACTCAAGTTCCTCAAGGATAGCAGTTACATCGTCCAGTGTCTTGTCTCCGAGCCACGTTGCTGGTGTAACAAGCTCTGCATTGTCGTACTCAACTGAGCCATATCCGTGTCGTCTTACATGGTCAGCGGGTAAGGCTGCTTGTAAGAACGGGATAACAGTAGGACACGGAAACTTTTTACGGTCGTCCATGCAGCGGATAGACCCATTAGCGTGGAGGAAAGGCTTGTGTGCATCGAGCATCACAGCCACCGCACGAGCCATTCGAGCTGGGTCTAGGTTAGCACCAAACTGGTCAGTTAATAATGATAACAACCAGCGGGTACTAAAGTTAGTCTTTTCACCCTTGTCCATGTTACTTCTTCTTTACATGTAGCCAAGCACAGTGGACATTACGGTCTACACCACTTGGAGTATGGAACTTGTAGATGTTCGAAAGTAAGTTAATGTCATAGTCTTTACACCATTTAGGTGTTGGTCCTTTGAATATCCTATGCGCAGTTAAGTGAGGCACAACTAGGTAGGCTTCATCCACTCGTTCCATCAGTTTACGTGCGTGGTGCTTACCATCAAAGGGAGGGTTAGTGACCATTACTCTACCCTCGAAGTGAGAGTCAGGTAGGTCTTCGTACAGTACATACTGACCGTCAATAATATTGTTCAATACAGTTGATTTGGTACGACGTAGTACCTTAACTATGTTACTGTCGTCACCATCGAACGGGCAGATAAACTGAGTGTCTGACATAAGGTGAGCAAAGAAACTTGGCTCAAGTAAAATCTTACCTACTGCTGCTTCAGTAGTGTATAGCTCATTGTCCGCACGGTTCTTATCCGTCAAGAAGTAACCCGTCCGACCATCCTTGCGCCATGTCTCTCGCTCCATTAGTCCAGTACTTTCATAGTTAAGCCGTTGACCGGCACCCGATAAAATTGTCTCTTAATGGCTAAGTCTATCGTCTCTAAGGCTGCTTCAACGGAGTCAACAAAAGCAAAGACACCGCCAGCGTTAGTAACTCTCATACCAAACACTTTTTGCAAGGCTTCTGAGGAATCCCCTCGGGGTTTAGCTCCCGGTGCTTTAAGTTCTAGGGCAACAAACTGGCCGTCCACGCACACAAGTAAATCAGACACGCCCGCTTCTGAGTATCGGCTACCGTGATACTTAACTACCACAGCCTCGGGCCAACGGTCAAGGATTGCTTTTTTAACTCGTACCTTTAACCGCTCTTCTGGCCCTGCGCTCATGTGATTTTCCTCAAATTTTGTTACGTAATCTATTTCAATGCCGCTAAGTATGAAGCGTATCGGAACAACGTAACAAAGTAAAGGTAATCGTTCGGAGTGTTGAAAATTTTTGTGAGTTAAGTCCTTAACTAAAATCATATTTACGACATGCAATGAGACCAATTTTACAACACTTTTGCGATGTACTTTACTTTGTTACATTATTTCGATACGCTTCCTACTGAGCGGTTGACGTAACAAAAACGGAACAAAACCGCTGACTATCCCACCCTTGAGAGGATTGAACATGAATGAACTATCCATTGAGTTTGAGCCGGTAAATGTACCGCCGGAAACTCCCCCGTCATTAGCCCGTATGTCATACGCTGAGTTCGTTCAGGCTAGTGGACATAGAGTTGTACCTCGCGCAGAGGATTACGCCATTCAACGTGAGGCAGCCCAATGGGCAGAACGCAAACGCCTGGAGCAAGACGCCCCACCTATTCCTGAGGCTATTACAATCGCAGAATCATTTGATACTTGCGACGACACTCCCCCCTTGATTGAGTCTGTGATTGGGCTGGGGCACAACTTAGTTATCTCTGCGCCGTCCAAAACTGGCAAGACCTCAATGGTTATGTCGTTGCTGTATTCACTATCCACAGGCGAGCCGTTCTTAGGGCAGTATGAATCCACTAAGATTACTGACCCCATCCTTTACATGAACTACGAGTTGAACCAGCAGGATTTTAACAACTACACAATGCCGTATGGTCTTGAGAAGTACCCAAACATCAAAGTAGTACACCTGAGGGGTAAAGGTATTACCCTGAGCGACGATGCTCGCATCGAAATGATGATTGAGTACTGGAAAAAGTACGACACTCGCATGGTCATAGGCGACCCGCTATCCCAAATGGCATCGGGTACGGTCAAAGATTTCAATGATTCTGTTATGGCTACCAACTTCACCACATTGTTAGACATGATGAAAGACGAGGCTGGTGTATCAGAACTGGTCGTCGTTGCGCACATGGGTAAAGCTGGTACTGGCACCGAGGTCAAGTCAACGGCTGGCTCCTACCAGTGGTCGGCGTGGCCGGACAACAATCTGTTCCTCCAGCGTGAGAACGAGAGCGCTAACTCCCGCAGGTTTATGAACACCCTCGGGCGCTTGCCCCAGAACATTGACGGCATGACGGTAACAATGAATGAAGCAGGTGTACTTGTAGCCGAGGAGTACAACCCAGCGGAAGAGGCTTTGAGTTCTACCAGTGTGGTGCTTGACCTGTTAGACGAATACTACACAGAGCACGGACGACTAACAGTGCGTGAGGCCAGAGAAATACTTAATGTTTCCTCCATACGCATGAACAATGCAACACTAACAGAGCTAGTAAAAAACGTAAAGGACAGTCACAATGGATAACCTACAGAGAACTGCGTTGTACCAACTCGCCCTGGACGAGAAAGAGCTTTACCGCAAAGAAACAGCCATTCGAGACGAGCGCTACACTATTCGAGCCAAGATTACTGACATGATTCAGGGAGAACGTGGAGGTTATCTTATGTTCGGTGGGAAACGGGGTAAATTAGTATTAGTTCCGAGGTATTACTTAGATGGTACGACCATCAAGAACTTAACTGATAAGTATTCTCCAGAAGATTACCCCGAGTTGTACGATTTGACGCTTAACCTAGAGAAATTGCACAAGAAGTTCCCTGAAGCCAAAGTGGTAAAGAGAATGGCTTTTACTAATGTGGTGTCGTAACCATGATTAGCTGGGAACAACAGACGATTAACCTCGTCAAACTAGGAACTCCACTTTTCCCCCTGCGTCCAGAGGGAGACCAGTTCGCCCACCCTAAAGGCTGGCAGAACTACCCCGTGCCGACACTCAATACGGTATCAGCATGGTTGAACCAAGGCTACGGCCTAGCCGCTGTAAGTGGTGAGACCTTTGATTACATTGACCTAGATACTGACGAGGAAGACTGCTATGACCAAGAAAAACTTGAAAGAGTTATTGCTCCGTTGCTATGCGGGCACGCTAGAACACCCTCAGGCGGGCACCATTACTTACTCCCTAGCCTTGGGTGCAAGTCCACACGTTATGCTCCGGGATTGGATGTTAAGTCTGGCTACCCCCACCGAACTGGACGAGGAAATATTAAAATCGCCCCCACAACCAAAGCCATTGGTAGATATGAATGGGTTGAGCCTGTCACGTCTCCTACACCCGAGCAACTTGCACTCGTACCCGTTCTAAAATCGTCGCTAGAACGCCTCCTAGAAGCCCGCGAAAAGCGTTTGGCTAATGGGATAGGGTTAAGCACTTTTACCTCTTCCACGAGTCCGTGGCTTGCGTGGAACGCCGCAAAAAAGAACGGTGACTTAACTGCTTACTTTACTTTGATGGGTGGTAGAGATAACGGTGTGTTTTTGTTGTGTGCCTCACTCGTTGGCTCGGGAAAGTACACAACAGTTGATGAAATTGTGACCGAGCTTGAGATAAACGACGTGCATACAGGCGTAGCGATGGTTGAATCTGACCATGCCTGGGATTGGTCACTAGCGCGTGTCAAGGCTCAGAGTGCCTTGAATATGCAACGGAGAGGAGTACACTAAGAAGATGCGTTTAGATTCTTTCTCCATTGAAATCCTCGGCCCGAGCCATTGCGTTAACTGCAATGCTGTAAAGAAATTCTTGGACAAAAATGCGGTTCACTACACCGTTGTTGACATTACTGAGTGCCCTGACCGGGTGCCCCCAGGGGTTACTTGTGCCCCATGTATCTTGGTTAACGGTGAGTTACATCACACAGGTTTTCGACCTGACAAACTGAAAGAATTAGTAAATGACTACGCGACTTGGCAACAACCTGAACTGGTGTTTGGATAACACATCGTTTATTGCAATGCTGCAAGACTGCCTCAATGCTGAGGTAGTAAGCCTAGACACGGAGACAACTGGCCTTGACCCTTGGGCTATGGACGCCGAGGTAGTTATGGTGCAGGTAACTACAGAGGATAACACTTGGCTAGTTCCGGTGTACCACCCCGATTCACCCTGGAAAGGGATTCGCAGCAAGGTATTGAAGAACCTGTGTGAGTTCTTAGTTACTTGCCAAGTGAAATTGGTCGGCGCGAACATTAAGTTCGATGCCAAGTGGCTCTCCGTCCACAGCGGCGTGGACATTTCTCAACAATGTCATTGGGACGTGACTGTGGCCGGTCATTTGCTCAATGAAAACGAGAAGCATGGGCTAGAAGAAATGGCTGTTAAGTACTTAGGTGTAAAACCGTGGGCTAAACAAGAAATCCACAAACTTATGTCTAAACCTGGAGGGGCACTCAATGTCCCAATGGTTGAACTCGGTATTTACGGTGCGCAGGACACAATCCAAACGCTCGCGTTGTACCGCTGGCAAATGTCTCAGATGTTCCTCACAGGTGAAGAGGAGCCTCTCTATGACGACGACTGGTTGATGTACGGACTCGGGCGCCTGGCCCAAGAAGTGTCAATGCCCACCGTCAGGGCACTTGCCAGATTAGAATTACAAGGAATGAAAGTTGACCGTGAAACTGTTAAAGAAACTATGGACTCGGCGCTCAAAGCGGGACGGGATAATCTTAGTGCAATGTCCGCACTGTACCCTCACATTCCCGGTGAGCCTAGTGTCCACGCAACGAGTAAATGGTTCAAAGCATGGGCGTCCAGATGTGTTGATGATGGACTACTTAGAGAGTCTAGTTACACGAGCACTGGTGCAGTACAATGGAACGCTGCCGCCTTAAAGCGTAATGAACGTGCGGGTAGTGCAGCCGCTCCTTTAGTACTAAAAGCGCGTGATGGGTTGAAGCAAGCCGAGTTCTTAAAAACTTGGTATGACTTGTCCGAACGTGACGGGAAAATTCACAGTACTTACAACGTGGGTACGGTATCTACGGGGCGTTTATCATCTAGTGAACCTAACTTACAGCAGGTTAAACGTTCGTTGAAGCCTGTGTTCATTCCACACGAGGGTTACTACCTCGGTGAGTTTGACTATTCTCAGCTAGAGGTGCGCATCGCAGCGCATATTGCTAACTCCGAGAGTCTGGCCGAGGCTTATGCTCGTGGCCTAGATATTCACAGGGAAATGGCCTCAGCCACGTCAGGCAAGCCTTATGACGAGGTTACTAGCGAGGAACGTACCCGTGCTAAGTGTATTATCTTTGGTTTCTTATACGGTATGAGCGCTGAGGGCTTTAAGGAGTTCGCGGAGAATTCTTACGGTACTCTCTTTTCTTTGGAAGAGGCTTACCACATTCGGGAAGTGTTCTTCAAGCGGTGGCCTGAATTACCTGTGTGGCACGCTAAAACTTTAGAGTATGCACGCAGTAACTTACAAGTTATTTCACCGCTCGGACGCATCCGACGAGTACCAGATATTCACTCGCGCAATAGTTTGTACCGTAGTCACGCACAAGCACAGGCTATCAACGCACCTGTGCAGGGGATGGGGTCAGACATTATGTGTATGTCTATCGCTCGCATCCAGCAGGAGTTACCGCACGTTCGGCCAGTTGCTACCGTGCATGATTCGGTTGAGTTACTTCTGCCTCAACACAGTTGGGAGCAAGACGCGAAACTTGTTAAAGAAATTATGGAGACCCCTGACCTGTCTAGGTTCCGGGTCAATCTAAAAGTACCCCTACTAGCCGACGAGGCTATCGGGCATCGGTGGGCAGATGATTGTTTGTCCGCAAGAAAGGAGTGCCGCTATGGCAATAATTAACACCACTACTCAAGAGACTTTGCGTGGTGCTGAGAAAATGGCTATCGCTTATGGTGTGGAAATCCCTGAAGTGTACGATGGTGTACTCTATTGGGTAACTAAAGACGGGCGCCGGGTCAATCGTTTCCAGCCGGGGTCATATCTCTACGACGTATGCGACCAATGGCTATCCGAAAACGCTCCTAAGGATGAACCGTGGCTCGTTTAATTAAGTTAAGGGGCCAAGAAATGACCCTCGGTGATGCCATGATGGTCATTGCCAAAGAACATGAACGAGCCAATGCGGAACAGTTAGCCATGATAATCGCAGATAACTTGATTGAGAGTGGCGAAGATTACATTGACAAGTGGTATGCGCTAGAATCTAAGGAGCAAGAGCGATACATGCGAGCTGCTCTAGCCGTTAACCGTTACATGGAAGCGGTTTACTACTTAGAGAAGAGGTAATCATGGCTAATCTGGATAACAAAAACGGTCAATACATTGACGATTTCTTTGAAGATTATGATGATATTGAACTTGATTACTTAATCAAAGAGCAAGAGAAAGACCTCTACAACAAACACCTTGACATGAATGACCCAAGTTACTGGGAAAGGAACTGCCAGCATAATGCCTAAGAATTTTTATGCAAAGATGAAAGACGGAACTCAATTATGGGTAATGCCAGCCGTGGACACTCCCTGGGATGTTGAAATACGCCCCAATGGATTAGAGTGTGAAATTGACATGAGTAACGTTGAAGAAATAAGAGAATGGTTCACTGCAAGTGTTCCAACTGCCTAACCTCTATGACCACCAGAAACAAGGTGTCAAACTATTGGCTCAAACCAATGGTGTGGGTGCTTTGTTCTTCGAGCCGGGGCTGGGTAAATCAGCAACTACTTTGACTTACCTAGCCATGCTGGCCGCTTCTTTAGATAAACCAGTCAAAGCCCTAGTCCTTGCTCCCAAAATTGCTACGGACACCTGGGTTAAGCAAACAGAACAATGGGGAGTTGATGAAATTGAGTGGAGCACTAACGTACTCAGAGGTTCAGTTCTTGAGCGAGCTAGAACCCTCGCTAATTTGGGTGGCAACCCTTTCTCCACAAGAACTCTATCAGGAATGTGCGCTGGGGCACAGCCCAGTGAGATTAAAAGACCTTACCAGTGGTCGTACAATGGCGGTAACGCCTCTTGCGGCGCTGCCAATCTTGCAGTCGTCAATCTTGAAACTTTCAGCCAAAATCGTAGAGTTGGAAACAGAAGTACAGCGCATTACTTACGAGAAGCAGCAGAGCGATATGAAGCTGACGTTCTAATCTGCGACGAATCTCACCTACTTAAGGCACACAACTCTAATGTCCAAAAACTTGTCTCCAAAATTGCAAGAAATATTCCCCGGAGAGTACTTCTCACGGGAACTCCCATGCCTCTTGGATACCTCGACTTGTATGGCCAATGGAATATCCTTAGACATGACGCCTTTGGAGAATCCATGCTCGATGGGCGGGGGAACTTGTCATGGAACAAGTTTTCCCAGCGCTATGCTAAATGGGGAGGCTTCGAGAATCGGCAAGTGGTCGGCTATGACCACATTGAAGAACTACAAGACATCATCGGGCAGAACTCAGCGGTTGCTCGCAAGTCAGAATGTCTGGACTTACCACCCGTTACCGACGCTGTTCTTCCCTTTCACCTTAACAATACTGAACAAAGAGCCTATGATGCCATGCTCTATGAGCTGTGTGTGTGGCTCTCGGATAACCAAGTTGTCCCGGCCTCAAACAAACTTTCACAGCTCGTCCGATTACGTCAACTATGTTCTGGCTTCATTGCAAACAATCAGTGGGTCGGTACAAGCAAAGTGGACACTATCATAGAACACGCTACAACCACATTGGCACAAGAGAATCGTATCTGTATTTTCAGTTACTTTGTACCAGAACTCTTAGCCATTGTTGAGGGGCTGAAAAAGAAAGGTGAGAATGTTGAACTTATCTACGGTGAAACTTCTCAGCAAACACGCGAGAAGATTCGTGCAAGGTTTGGCGATACTACTGGCTCTCCACAACGTCAAATACTGGTTGCCCAATCGCAGACAATCTCTATGAGTGTCAATGAGTTGGTTAGCGCTTGTCATGTTATCTATGGCAGTCTCTCATTGCGTCGTGATACGTGGGAGCAGTCGCGCGACCGGCTCAACCGCATCGGCCAAGAACGCCCGGTAACTGTGTGGATTACACAGGCCGCAGACACGGTGGACGAGGTAATTTACGCTAATTTAGTCAAGCGTGGCGCCGTTGAGGACGGTCTATTAGAGTGGCTTGACCAGCAACGTCAAGCCCTGACCAGCAACGATGCAAAGTGTTAACTAATTAGCGACACGCGACACGACAAACGTGCAACGGTACTTGTGCCGCTGCACGTTTTCTGTTACTCTAATCACATAAGCCCGAAAGGGTAGAAAAGATAAGGCGATTCAAATGACACATTCACACTACAACGGTATCTCAGCCGTTGATAAGTTCCGAACCTGTCAAGGGTCATGGTTTATGAATTACGTTCTTGGCATCGAGCCACTTGAACAGAACAAAGACGCCCGAGTAGAACCACTACTAGGTTCATGGTGGCATTTGCTTCGGGCTGCTGACAGCCTAGAGCGAGGCCGCAGTGCAGGTACGTTGCTTGATGTATCAGGCAACATTGAAGTAGAGGGGATTGTAAGTCTTGCCAAGACCGAGGCCACCTTAACGCAAGTAATGGTTCATGCTGAGGAGTATTGGGCATCATTAGCCGGTAAATACACCACGGATGGTGAAAGCATCCAAGACATTTGGTTAGAAGTCTGTGGTAGCAGCCTACCCGAACGTCTGGCTCACATGAATACCCTATGGACAGAGTGCCACAAGGAAGAAACTGCTACGGAGAAAGTGTTAGCAGTTGAGTTACACCTCAGCCGCGACTTGCCGGAGCAGTACGGTATCTTTACTGGTACTCTTGATGAAGTTGTCTATTCGGAGACGCTCGGCGCTGTTATTATCCGGGACCACAAATCGGTTAACACTATCACGTTAGACTCTACCGACGACGACCAGCGCACCAGCCAACTAAACCTCTACGCGTGGTTAGTTTATCCGTGGCTTGTGGAACATGGCTACGCTGGTGCTACTTATTTGCAATACGACAGAGTGAGGCGACGTGCCCCCAAAGTACCCTCCGTGACGTTAGCGGGTACTCTCGCAAAGACTCCTAGTGATTACGACTACATAACGTATGAAACTTGGAGTGCTAAGGGCGTAGAGTACCCCGGACGAAAAGCTGATGGGTCAGGAGCAGGTGTTTACTACACCGACCCAGCAGTTTCAACCGCCCTCAGAACTCCTGAGGCGGTCTCTAAATGGGTAGCCCGTAGCACTTCTCTAGTTGTACCGAACGTAGTTCGGGCGCACCTAGAGAGTGTTGCGGATGCCCGACAGGATATGGACAAGGTTGTCGAACGGTGTGCTAAAGACAACAGAGTTCCTCTGTGTCTGAGCCGTTGGAATTGCCGTTTGTGTGAGTACAAGTCCTTGGCCAGCGACATTATGCTAATGGGTCTTGACGGCGTGAAAGACCTACCTCTTTCAGACTATGGCTTGTTCTCTGAGAGGGGCAAGACATTGAAAGAAGTACTAGAGTATGTCGAATAATGACAGACCCGATGGATTGTGGTGGCAGAGAGCTAGGGATAAACCTAGTTCTCGCCCCTCCCGTCCGCCTCTATGGCATGTACGCCACTACCACGATGCTTGGTACTGCGGCAAGCCGATAATAGAGGACTACCACTATCAAATGTCCCAACAACCTGTTGGTGACAAGTGCCAAGGCTGTCTGAAAGCCTTGCGCAAACAACAAATGAAGTACATTCAATCCGAATTGGAAAGATTGGTGGAAATCTAATGGTAAGTTTCGCTGGCCTAGATATTCTAGGCCCAGAAAATAAGGCTAAGGGGCGTTGGCTAATGCTGGGGCTACCTGGAACTGGTAAGACCTATGGCGCTAGTACTATCGCTGGACTGGGCAAGACATTGTTCATAGATACTCCCTCAGAAGAGGGCACAGAGTCCTTTGAGGGTGCTCCGTGGGCAGCAAACATTGACATTGTTCGTCCAACGACCGTACAACAGGTAACACAAATCCTTGCAGCGCTGCGTGCCGGTGGTCATGGCTACCAAGCCGTTGTGGTAGATTCTATGACTGGTTTGTTCAAGATGATTAAGCGTCAAACGTTTGGTAAAGCAGAGGATGATTTTGCTCCGCTAGAAAAGAACGTTTCCATCCAGCAGTACAAGCACATTGTAGAAAAACTCGACGAGTTTATTCTATGGTTCTACGCACTGGCTACGCACCCGACGAATCCCGTCCATGTTGTAATCACTGCCCAGCCTAAGACGCTGGATGATGATGTAGCAGGTTCTCAAATCATTGTGCCGGACGTACAGAACGGTGCTGTACCTACCTTGCGTTCTACTCCCGCTTACATCGTTTACACAGTGGTTGAGGACGGTCAACATCAGTTCTACTTCGGGTCTAACCCTCGGTACTCTGTTAAGAGTCGGGTAAAACCTGAACTGTGGGGCAAAATCCCCGCAACCTTAGAGGGTAGCAACGCTAACCTCACCACTTTATCCCGTGTGTTGGGGCTTGCTCCTGCATCAGCAACAAAGTAAAGGAGAAGAGCCGTGGCTTTTCTATTTGATTTTTCGGAGGCAACTCCGAACCGTACAGCAGATATTCCCGAGGGGCAGTACATTGTTAAAGTAATCTCTGCTACCCCTCCTACCAAGACCAAGGCGGACAGTAAGTACTACTCAACCACCGTGGCTATGGTAGTTGACGAGGGGCCTTTCAAGGGCAGCCCGGTGGTTGATTACCTGACCATGCACCCTGGCATCTTTGCTGGTTTCTTGTCCGCACTGCGCATCCCGTTCAAGTATGAGGCTAATCAGCAGGTGGACGAGAAACAATGGGTAGGCAAGAAACTCCTAGTAACCTTGAAGTATGAGGAATACAATGGGAACACTAACCTCAAGGTCAAGGGTCGCGCAGTCGCACCTCTGGCAGAAAGCGGTGCGGTTACTGACTTGGCTGCGTTGGCGGCGGCACCCGTACCTGTGCCTGACGTGCCAGTGGTACAGTCTCCTGCGGAGATTGTGGCCGTTGCGACGCCTGTGGCAGAAGTGCCGGTAGCTCCTGAGATTGACCTAGCAGCGTTCAGTCTCAACTAAAATCGTGGGGAACCTCTAGCATTTATCGCCTTGGCTAAGTTCCCCCGTTGGCGCTCAGCTTAACCGTGACGGTTGCGGAGAGGTCTGCAAAACCTCCAGCTAAGGGTTCGACTCCCTTGAGCGCTTCTAGGTTCGCCTGGATACCCTGCCAAGTAACGTTCGCGGCAGAAACTCACAGGAAGTGCTGGAAACGCCCTACCCCCTGACGGTAGGGAAGTCAGTGCGGAGTGGTGCCTTACTTTGACGAGGACACAGCGGCCACGGCTACACAGTGGCATCTGCCCCCAGCGGTCTTGTACCTCATGCAGCCCCCGTAAGCGTGAGTAGCGGGTTCGACCCCCGCCGGGGCACGAAGTTCACAGAAAGGAACTGAAATGGATTGGATTAGTCTAGTAGTTGCCGTGATAGTAGGTGCTGCGGTTGGTGCGAGTATCGCTATCGGTAAGTATCAAAAAGGTTTTCTAGCCGGTGAGAGTTTCGTCACTGAGAAAGAAGTTGAAGAGGCTGTAGCCGAAGTAACTGCCCGCAACGACACCCTACGTGAAGTTACTCTACTAGGTGTCGCCAAGGCTATGTCCGCTATGGTTGACAAGTACATTCCCGAGGACAAGCGAACTGAAGCTGCTAAGTACTTCGGTGAAATGCTCTCTGTACTATCTTTGGCCGCAGCTCTATCAGCTGAACTAGAGGCTGATGATTTCGAGATACGCAAACTTGATGAAGATACTGGGGAAACTTTATGGTCTAGTAAGGCTGAGGAAAATGGAAACGCCGAAGAATAGACGACGACTGTATCGTAGAACTAACGACGCAGTGGGACCTCAACCCGGTACTGGCCGGGTAGGTCCCCCTCCCTCAGGCCCGTCAGGAGGCTCTATCTCTGCTGAGGTACGGGATAGTACTGAAGAAACTATGACGCTTGAAAAGTTCTTTAGGCTGTTAGCCTCGGCTCCTATTGAGGCTCAATCTGTTCAGATTTACAACATGGCTGCCATTGCCGGGGTGGACATGGAGAAGATGATTCAGAACTGGATTGACAACGACGCCATTGAGATTGACAGGGAATTTATCTTGGGCAAAGAAGAGGCAGCTCTGACTGAAAAGGCTATGAAGATTTCAATGTCAGCTAACCTTGGAGCCGCCTTGGGAGGGGCTTTCAAAGAACTAATAGCAGCGGGTATGCCTGAGCACGAGGCTGCTATGTGTGTAGTAGTTCTGGCACAGAGAGTTACTTAAATGAAAAAGTCTCGCAGCCCAAAGCACTGGCTAGATGATAAACTGATTGCTAAAGCACTTAATCGTGACGAAATTGCCGATGTGCTGCATAAGGCAGACCAATGCGGGCCTTGCTTAACGGGGCAAAGCGAATGTTTTTTTGATTCGTATGACGACATGGCCGATGCGGTTATTGTTCACCTATTAAGGAAATTTGATGAAAAAGTCTAAGAAACCCCGCAGTCTGCGGAACTGGTGGGAAGACAGGCAGATTTCCAAGGCTCTGACATGGATTGCTGAGGGGAAACTTGAGTGCGAATGTAAAAAGGACCACTTAGATTTACTCGAAGACCCTCCACCAGACCAAATGGTTAAGGCAGAAGCCTTAGACGAGCAGGTAGAACTCTTATTGTTCATAGACACCTTGATTGAGGTTTACAAGAAACTACACGACAATACTGACATTGACACAGATGGAAAGATGAACATCATTTTATCTATGTGCGATGCTAAGATGGAAAAGTTTTATTACCCCTACCGGGATAGAGACGAGGATTAAATGGGTAAAGTAGTAGCCGCAGTAATAGGCGGCTTAGTAATTTTATTCGGTGGTATCTTTACCGCCTGTGCGTTCACCACGATTGAGTCTGGTGAAGTGGGTGTTGTCCGTAAGTTTGGCAACATTCAAGAAGAAGTGTTGACCGAGGGTGTAAACTGGCGTAATCCATTCACAACCAGAGTCACAACAGAGAACCTGAGAGTTCGACTAAAGACTCTTACTTCGTCAGCGGGTACTCGTGACCTGCAAGACGTGAGTATGACGTTCGCAGTTAATTATCAGATTGACCCGACTCGCGTGGTAGAAATGCACCGCAATATCGGGAGCAATTTTGAGGACGTAGTACTTGACCCAGCTATTCAAGAGGCTCTCAAGTCTGTAACCTCACAGTTCTCTGCCGAGGAACTCGTTACCAAACGTGCCCTCGTGTCCGACCTTGTTGTAGAGGAACTAGAAAACCGTGTCAGCGAGTTCGGCCTCAACATTCTGCAAGTGAACATAATTAACTTGCAGTTCTCAGCAGAGTTCGAGCGGGCCATTGAGGACCGCAACGTGGCTGAGCAACGTGTTCGTCAGGCGGAGCAGGAAAAAGCTGCTGCCCAAGTACGCGCCGACCAACGTGTGCTAGAAGCCGAGGCGGATGCAGAAGTTATGAGACTTCTGAACACAGAAGTCACAGACGAGGTACTGCAAAAGCTGTTCCTCGAACGCTGGGATGGGCACCTGCCCACCCATATCCTTGGAGACAACCCCCTGTTGCTCCAGTTGACTGGACAGTAGAAAGGAAGTAACATGTCCAACATTACCAATACCACTACCATTGCTGACGACTGTAGCACCTCGACTATGAGTGCCGTGACGGCCTCTGGTGATTGCGACAACACTTCAAGCGGTTGTGGTTCGTAATTAAGCTGACGATTTCTGTGGGTCTACGCCGTCATTAAATAAATTAGACCCTCATTCCTGAACATGGGTCCCCGTAGCCCAAGGAGAGGCCGCCGACTAAACATCGGTACAAGTGCGTAGTTCGACTCTACGCCGGGGACTTGCTTCAGGAATTGCCTCCATAGCATAATGGTAGTGCAGCGGTTTTGTACTCCGCTGGTCCCCTTTCGACTAGGGGTGGAGGCTCGTACTGCCCATTAAGGTACTGCTAAGGAGCCGGTTTCTTAGTAGAGGGATTAACTCTTAGAGTTCTCCGGGGCGTCCCTCAACTACTCCCTATGGTGTAACGGATAACATGAGTGGTTTCTACCCACTGGTTCCGGGTTCGATTCCTGGTAGGGAGACATGAAGCAGACAGAGTGGGGAGTAGGTGAGACAAACTACTACATAGACCCTATGTGGCGTAGGGTTACGTGTACTAAAGGACACTTACTTACCCACGATAATGTCTATTGGATTAAATGTTCAACAGGTAAAACACAAAGGAGGTGCAGCACCTGTGATAAGGAAAATGTTAAGGCTGCTATCATTAGGCAGAGCCGAAAAGAAGCAGCGCTGCGACATAAAAGGATGCAGGAGAGAAGCGACGCGGTTCGAGCCTCTGTATGAGGTATGGTGTTGTGACCTCGAAGAGCATTGGGACGCAATCTAATGGGTGAGAGATATGTAAGTTGGGCTGAACGAGACTTTCAGCGGAAACAAGCTGAAGCGTGGTCTGAGCGCTTAGAGGAAATACGGAAAGAACAAGAACAGTCGGACCGTTGGGTGGCTCAGTTTGGTGAAGAGGGCTGTTATTGCTGGGGGCCGTGCTCCCATGTCTAAGAGATTTCCAGAGGTAGAAACTGCTCTACAGAAGCACACCGAAAACCTCAAAGCACAGGGTATTGAGTGCGCCTTGTGTGACATGCTCGAAAGACATAACTCTTACTCTTTACCTAGTAACACTTACGTTTTCTTACGCAATGAGTTCCCTTACACAGAGTTCGATGGCAGGGAAGTGTTAGAACACTGGCTTCTATTACCTACTGAGCATACAGCTCAAGAGGCTCTACCTGCTAAGACTCTTCCAGACTATGATGTATGGATTAAGTCTCCAAACGAACGCTCTGTACGTGACCACTTTCATGCACACCTATTTAAGTTAGGAAATCATGTCTAGTTTAGAAAAGATGAAGTTCAGACGCAGGAATATTAACCACAGACTGTACTTCATCTCCAAAGAAAAGAAACAGCTCCTTGCAGAACTCAAGGAGCTTGATGAAAAGATTAAGCAAAAGCAAGTTGCTTCCAACTGTAAGTCGGTGGAGTAGCGTTATCACTTACTGACACCCATAAGGTATTAGTTTGTAGATTGAATCCCAAAGTACCTGGCGGCTGTAAGTCCGCGTTCATGCTCCCTTGGTTCGGGTAACGAACTGGGGGAGCACTTTGCTGTGCTCGTGCATTACCCCAATTCCTAACAGCTACTATGTGAACTCTAGTACCTATACGTTCACATAGTACTATGGCTCCTTGTTGTAATAAGGAGGGGTCTACATATGAGGGAGGAGCATAGGGAAGAATAACATTGTAAGCAACATCTAATTGGTTAGTTCCACTACCTACAGTTTGAATAGAGAAGTCTTCATCCAGGGAAATCTGAAGCCCTTTACTAGAGTTCGGGGAAGAAACCACAGTAGCAGTCACAAATCTTGACTGGTCATGTAGGAACTCATTAGGTGTGTCAGACACTCGGTACATAGGAGTCAATACAGTACTCATTAGTGAACTCCTGAGCAATCATTGAAGAAAATCTCCATAGCCAGGGTGGAAGTAGTGTCTTGAGTACATGCAGAGGCGTTAATTAAGGTTACTTGTACGTCTGTTACGCCAAATGAGCCACCAGTAGAATAAGAACCTGCTCCCTGGTTGTTCACATTGTTAACCGGCTCATAGGTATTGCAACCAACAATGGGGTGAGCATAAGAGCTTGCACTATTCCAACCAGGAATGTCTAATTGCTGCCAAGTGAACAGGGTTAGCGGAGTGGTTGTGACCTGAGCTGTAAAAGTACACGATATATAGACGTGTGTACCGGCGCCGTGGCGTGTCCAAGTAACCTTGACCGTCATCAAGCCTCCGGCAACCGTAAAAGTCTGTGTGCCGGTCAGGGGAGGCCCATTCCAGATAGCCAAAGCAGCATTTAGAGTAGCAATAGCGGCCTCGTCGGTAGTCTGCTTAGACTGGATAGCAGAAATGTTGGCCTCGTCGGTTGCTTGATTACTTTGCAGAGTACTAATAGCCGAGTTTATTGAGGTCAGGTCAATACTAGCTGTAGCATTGGCGGGGTTCAAAGAGTCAATGAGGTCATCAACCATTGCTTGTGTAACAACAGTACCAGAAACCCACTCAGTTTTTAAGTCAGTCAAAGCTCTAACAGGCATGGCTCTATTCTACCTTTCTAATAGCCATAATCTAGTACATCGCCATCGTCTAAAGAGGACGTGCCAATAGTAAAGAAGTTTGGAGTACGCGGCAGACTATTTCCATAAATAGTAAGCGCTCTCACTTCTTCCCAGTTAGCTCTCCAGCGATGGTCTAAGGAAACTCTAGTATCAACCATTGGATTGCCATTTGCTAAGTCTAAGGTCCATCCACTAACTACCCCTCGCTTACTTTCCAACCATCCAGGGCCGCGTACTTCTACTACATCCTGTAGAGCAGCGAGTGGGAGTATATCCTCTACACTAAAAAGACCATCTCGGTTATTAAATAATGTATGTTGAATTGTTAAGTTTTGAACTGGAACTAGGTTGTGTTCAGCTCTCGCGCGCATAACGTTCCGCAAAGCATCTAAAGAACCTACCTCAACGTTTGTCTCTACGTGAGCAATGCGTCTATTACGCGAGGGAATTGAGAAAGGGTCATTAGGGTCGTTATTTTCCCACCATAAGTGGAAAGCTCTAACTGGCTCGTCAATAACACCTGCATTTATGGCATCTTCAGTACCAGGCAATACTCCATGCAAAGAAATAAAGTTTACAGCATTAAAGAATGTAGAAGATTGTTCCCATATGGGAGCCATAGTGAGGTTTCTCCTACGGTTAGGGGAATCTGCGGGGTCATAGTCATCCCAAGTGAATATGCTTCTAGGGGTTTCATTGTATCTTACATCTTGTCTGTCTCTAATAATAAAATCACCCTCAGGAGTTACCCCTAGACGTTCCATTCCAGCATACTGAAGTAACTGAGTAATCATTTCTCTTACAGAATACTCAGAAGAAATCCAAATGGAGTTAGAACCGACAGAATCATCCCCGACCAGGGGGCGGCGGGGAGATTCTATAGTAATTCTGTCAGGAGAAAAACCAGAATCCGTTATTAGATTAACAACTTCTCCTAGAATGTCTGACCCTTGACCCAAAGATAAGGAAGTTGCTCTGTAATTTTGTTCTAACACAATAGAACTGTCAAGACAGTTAAGTGTGATGTATTGTGATTTATTGTTTACATTGTTGAGCACTTCAGGTAAAGAAATGTGATAAGTTCCCAGAGTTATTTCTTCTATTCCCGCAGTTGGGCTGTATAAGACAGCATACACTCTAACACGGTCATTGTAAGGGTCAATACGTAAGTGCTCTGGCAGAACTTCCCCATGATAGTCATGTGTTAGGTCTAAAATAGCCAAAACTATCTGACAATTTCCAACGATGGCTCTATTTAAGTTCTGGTCTATTCTCCCAGATACAAACTCGGACAAACTTCTCTTGAAATTCCCATTGAAGTCTAGTAAATCTACCCTATACCCCAAAGTAGCATCATAAATTGGCATCTTACTTACACCCCCTCACTGAAGTATAGGTTAGTAATGCCATAGGTGTAACTGTCAATAATTTCTTGCTGGTAGCACTGTTCTGCTGCCGAAGAAATCCACCCGTCTGGGTACAGGTCAAGAGGATGGTCAGGGAATACTATAAATCTTGAAGTAGGGTCTTCTCCGAAGATATCTCTACTGACATATGCAGTTTCATCCCCGTACAGACTATCATAATTACTCAGCGAAACTCCTACAGCTCTAGCAGGGGAAGCTCCTACTTGCCAGCTTTCTAAGGAGTCTAAGCCTGGTGCTACTACTTTCTGCAACATGAAACTACATTGAGAGAAAGACTGAATACCATAGTTTATGTTTCCAGAGTAAATTCTGGCAAGCAGGTAATTACCTAAATGGTCACGATAAGTCACTACTCGTGCTACTTGGAAGAAATTTTCCCAATCTTGCAAAGAAGAATGAATAAGGCCACCAAATCTATCCATAATACTTCTTAAAGATGGATTCTCTGTAGCGTCTATGGTCTGACGGCCAGAAATATCTGCCGAGAAACTAACATTCAAGGTTAGTTCTCTGCTTCTACCTTGGAAGAACCTGGGGAGACTAGCCCCGGCAAACTGCACAACTTCCCCACCAGTAGTACTTGAATTGGCTCTAACTCTGTGGTCTGTAGAACCAATCATTTCAAACTCCCAGTCTATTTGGGAAGTCATAAAGAACTCACCCGTCCAGTAGGTTGGGAAAGAAGTAATGTTAAATCTGTTGAGGAAGTCTTCAGTATTGAGGTTGTCACTGCACCGTCTAGCCGTAATACTTCTAGTACGCAAGAACGTATAGGCAGTGCTTGGAGTGTAGCTGAGATAGTGAGTATCTTCTACTTCGGCTCCAGATACGACTCGATAAATCAAGAAACGATTTAGAGGAGGGAATCTATCTATGAAAGAACCAGCAGAAATAACAGTATTAGGTGTACCATCCGTAGTGATGGGAAGACCCTCAGCTAAAAGAACCCAGTTAAGAGGTTCAGTAGCGTTAGTAATAGCAGCTCTGTAGATAGTATATCTCTGAGGAAGAATAAAGACTGGACCCTCGTCATCCCTGTTAAGAGCGTCTTGGTCAGGAATTTCTGCTATGGACGTATCATCTGTAATGAAGATATCTAAAGAAACTGCATCCAGAGATTCTAACCAGCGAGCATTGCAGTACATAGGGTAGGGAGGCTCAAAGTCAACATTCAATACCATAGTCGCTAGACAGGTTCTAATGTTCAAACTTGTAGAAGCTGAAGCAGTAATTGTGTACTGAGTATAGCGGCCAAGAGCTACGGGGAGACGGAACTCTCCAAGACTGCCGTTGACACGCCCAGACCACAAGAGGTTGTCAATGGAAGTACTAGCACCAGAGTAGATGCTTATTTCCATGTAACCAATAGACGATGGAATAGCAGTACCATTGTATGTCCAGTGTAGAACATAAACACCTGTAGTTATACTATCTTCAGATGTAAAGGAGATAGTGGGGGTAGCGAGTACTGTTACTGGAACACTACTACTCCAATCTGATGGGTCGGGGTGAATACCGTAAGTTCTTACTTGGAATAAGACTTCAGTTGAAGTAGGCATACCGATTGCATTAGGAGTAGTGGTAAAAGTCCAGTGATTCCCAATAGTGGTTCCCACTAAAGTTCCCTGATTCAGAGTAACTGCGTTCCAAGTAGTTCCTCCATCAGAACTCCATTGAATGTTGGCGTTAGTCATTACAGACGTGTCTAAAGTATTGTGAGTCCAGTCTATTTGAATAGTGGTATCTCCCAAATCTGTAGCACCACAAGCTGCTCCAATGTATCTAGGAATAGTTACTGTTGGGGGTGCGGGTGGGAAGTTAAATTCTTTCTGAACAGTTGCAGAATATGTCTCTGACCATAGAGTACATTGAGAGGGACTGGTAACACACGCCTGTATGTAATAACCGTATCGGGAAGTACTATTAGGAGTACCTAAGTTTACAGAGTAGCGAGTATTACCATTAGAAAGTTGTTCAGTAGTGTAAGCTCCCGGAGCTAAAAACTGGTAGTTAGCAGAAGTTTGGTTGGCAGAGGGCCATAAATCTGTGGAGTCAAATACTTGCAATAAACCAAAGCCTATTACTGATACAAATTGTGGGTTAGTCACCATCTCCCAGAAAACNNCCAGAAAACGGTTACAGTATTGTCAGGATTTAACTGAATACCGTCTCCCATAATAATTACTCTACCAGGACGCCCGTAATAAGTACTGCTCCATGCAGTTGCAGAAGAGTCTGAAACAGGGGCAGCATTAAGCGCCACTACTCTATACTGACACGCAGTATCTTGAGGAGGTTCAGGAGAAGATAGCGTAGCAGAAGTAGCGCTCCCAGATACTGTAATTACTGGATTAACCTGAGTAGTATTCAGATTAAGACGGTCAATTCTGTTGCCCGTAATAGGAGCCACAGCACTAGGGTTATTGGTCCATTCGACCGTAATAGTGTTTCCCACGGTAACTCCTAATAGATTAGTTCTAGTAGTACATTCAAGAGATAAGCTGGTAGGTCTTACAGGATACTGGATAGCTGCTGTCCAGTACAGCGGAGCAGAAGTAGCAGAGCCATAAGCATTAACAGCTCTTACTACTATGTAATAACGATGACCAGCAAGACAGGTGAACTCATAGTTCAAGGATAAGTCTGAACTAGACCAGTTAACTATTGTCTCATTGGTAAAAGTATCTACTACTCTCCACTCGTATCGAAGAATAGCTGAACCGGCATCTGAATTAGGGGCAGTAGCAGTTACTCGTACAGTACCGTCGCTGGTTGATTGACTCGTTACTCTAACTTGTGTTGGGGGGTTAGGCGGCCCAGGATTCAAAGCAATAGTCCAGTTAGCGAACAGTCCTGAAATAGCGTCTACACGTATGTAAGTGGGAGAAACTTGTACTCCATTGTCTCCACCTTGAGCGTACAGTTCATATCCTAGATAGTAGGTAGCTGCATCAGCGTCAAGAGCAATCGGCCCGGAAGAAGCCTGTAAACAAGCATCTCTAACAGGAGGGTTAGTGTTTATGTTTGGAGACTGAACTCTAATATCTGAGAGGATTCTCCATCGCTGATTACCTTTGAAAACTACTAAACGCATACCAGCAATTTTCTGGTAAAAAGCATTGGTAGCGGCTACGCAAAACTGATTACCTGTAAAACTTAAATACCTTGTTCCCTGGTTAGGTGCTTGAGCAGGAAGTTGAGCAACTAATCCTAGTCTTTGGGCATACTGGAAACCAGAACCACCAGCATCGGCTAGTAGTTCTAACACTGGTAGGTTCTGGATTGTACCCGTAAGTTGGGAATCACTCACATACCTAGTTTACCCTACTTCAGGAGGCGGGGTTACTGCACAAGACGTTATCAAATTAGTAGGAGCAGCCGGGGCGCACGGAACTTTAGTTACTTGAGTGACCCCTCCCCATGTACCGCTTCCGCCTCCGCCAAACTGTGCTTGTCCATACACTAAGGCTCGAAGAAGATAAGTTCCAGGCCCAGGAAGAGTGTTACTTGAGTTGTTAGCACCACCGATTGTGGAAGTACCCGCAGAAGTCCAGTCCAGAATTGGAGCGTCCACACCGGGGTTTTTACCCTCTGCATAAAGTTGCCAGCGTACAGTAACAGTACCCATATTGTATTGCTGTAAAGGACCAGCACCACAGCCTACTGGATTAGGTGTTGTAACAGAGCAACTAAAACTTAAATCACTACAACTAGAGGCTAGACCCATAGTAGGTGTTGGGGTTTGACTGTAGTTAACCCCAGGAACACTAACAGTTGTAGCTGGACCTCTATCAGACCAACGCTCACCACAAGCAGTAGAAACACCTTGACGCATCCAGATGTAGTATTGCCTACCTGGAAGTAGATTAGACCATCTACCCTGATTACAACTAAAGTCAATCCACTGGATATTATCAAAGGTAGTACCGTTAGGTCCTTGGGAATTAAAAACACTAATAGCATAGCCGGTATCTACTCTGGTTATACCGTATTCCCATAGTCCAGGGCACTGCTGGGCTTGTCCACTGAATACTACAGAACATCCAGCCAAAGATAAAATATCAGTAACCGTAGCGTATGGGGTGCCAGCGCAACAGTTAGGGGTGTGAAAGTCCGTTGACTGTTCTCCAGACCAGCCCCAGTTACCATTACCGCAGTCCGTACAAGTTCTAATAGTTACTCGGATGGTTGCATCATGTGGGGCGTGCAGACGGAATGGACCAGGAGAGCCTACACCGTTTATACGTTCTAAGCGCCATCCATTGCCGACATCCCAAACAGAACCCTCTAGGTTAGGTATATCAAAGGCAACCCCAGACCCACCATCATAGATATGAGTAATTCTTATGCTACAAGCCCCAGTATTTATTTGGTTCCATGTCCAAATACCGTCGCAAGACTGATTACTGACAGTTACACCAGCAGGAGCAGGAGGGTCACAAGGTCCGGTGCCCGGTCCAGTACCACCGCTACCTCCACCACAGGCTTGAACACTAACACTCGGACGAGCATTGGCAGGAGCACCGACAACACAGGAAATATTGTTGTTAGATTGGAAAGTACCTGTAACACATTCTGAACCAATGTTTACAGTTCCACTTACTCTCATGTTACTGGTAGCTGTACCTGACCATACAGTCTGTCCCCCGACATTTACGTTAGCGCCAAAACTAGCACTACCAGAAATCCATGCAGACCAGTTCCAGTTATTACCACCAGCAGAGTCAACTGAAATACCTATTCGAGCACCAGCACACCAGCTATTCTCAGCAGAAGCCACAATGTCACCTTACCTCTGATAGTACGGGTTACTAGATAGGTTAGACATTCCCTCTAGTTTGGAATATTTTAAGGCTTCCATACCCGCAGCCGTAACTGTTCTAGTATCTCCCATAATAGCAGCCATACCAGCAAGCAAGTAGTCTATATCTTCTCGGGAATAGCCGTTGCTCTCACGAGAACTAGAGTAATAATCAGTAGAATACTCATAATTTTCCCTAGACTTTGGCTTACTAGGTAGGTTAGAGTTGTTTCCTGGAATAAGTGAACCTTTATTAAACTCAAAATTAAGTTGACCCCCTGTTAAGTCACCAATAGAACTCAAGTTCACTTTATCTAAGAAAGATTCAAAGTCTAAAGCCTCTAGGGATTCTGCGGCGGCGTCTGCTAAAGTTTCAGAAGCCTTTTGAATACGTGGAACACACTTGAGCATACCTACTTCAAGGCCCTCTCCCAAATACTCACCAAGAGCCATGAAAACCCTGGACGGAGAACTAATTTGTGCTCGCAGTCTCATAGCTCGAGCTGCTTCATCTGCTAATCTGTTGACAGCATCCGTTACATTGCGCATCCTGGCGTTAATACCGTCAGCAAAACCTTGTGCAGTCATTTCACCGTAATAGAAAGTCTTTTCAGAGGGAGAACGAATACCTAAAGCAACCTTAAAAGCGTTCAAAGTGTTAGTACAAACCTGTTCAGCTAACTCCATTAGAGCTTGTTCTTTAGAGATAATGCCATCCATGTAGCCTTGCAAGGTATTTTCACCAGCCGAGATGAAATCTTCTACAGACTTTTCATAAATCTGTATTTCATCAGCTAACTGCTGCTTAGTTATTTCAACCATCTTAGCAGCGTGCTCTGAGGACTGCGCGTTCATTAACTGCTGAGTAAAGACTTGGATTTCATCCATGCCTAGATAGCCGTTCTTAGTGGCTAAGTACATACCGTCAGCCTGACGCTGCAAAGTTTCTACCATACCATTGGCATGGACCTGAATCTTGGTAGTTTCGTTAATATAATGAGCTGTAGCCTCTCTTTCTAAGACACCAAGATACTGTTTAGCGGTATCAGCCATTGACTGATACTGGTCTCTAGTGACAAGTTTAGCGTTTTGTCCATTACGTTTTAACTCAGCATAACTTCTGGTACAGTACGTGACTACGTAAGACTCAATATCTCCAAGGATTGTCTCAGCACTACTGCGAGCAACTCCCATGTAGTTTTCTTGATATCTAAAGGCTTCTCGCCACGCTTGTTCAGTCTTACCAATAATTTGACCACGGTAATCTTCCATGTAAACAAGTTGACTACGAGAGTTCTTTGCTACAGCAGAAGTGGCAGCGACCATCTGCCCCTCGATAAAAGCAGTACCTTGTTCAAATCTCTTATCTAGGGTAGAAATTGACTTAGAAATCTCAGCAACACGTTGATTATGTGCATCAACCTCTATCTGAATTAACTCAGTTAGTTGATTTACTTCTTCACGACGTTGCTTAACCAGTTCAGCCATCTTGTCTGCATACTCTCCTTGAAGTTGAGTAATATGCAAGATTTCTTGGGAGTAAGCATCGTAGTATTCTCTAACAATGTTACCCATTTCATCAAAGGTATAGCGATAAGCCACACCAGCTTCTAAGATGCTGTCAATGATTCCTTGAGTAGGGTCACTAAGACGTTCAATAGCCGCAGAAACTTGTTCAATACTTATGTCCGCGCCCTCACCAAAAGACTTAAGACTTTCTTCAGCTAGTCTAACCTCTTCTGCCAGTCGAGCAGTATGACCAGTTAAGTCGTCGAACCAGCCACGCAGTCTTCCGAACTGTTCTCCTACCCAGTTACCAACCTTGCCAGCAACTTCCATTATCTTGCTCAATAATCCAAAGCGTTCGAGCAAGATATAGATAGCCCCAGCGATGGCTGCAAAGATAGCCACTTTAGCAATGAGAGGAAGAGCTAAGATAGCGGCTTTAACTGCTACAAAGGCTTTAGCCACACCTAAAGCAGCAGCCTTAAGAGCAAGAACAGCTTTGCTCTTGCCTAGAGCAGTAGTAGTGACTACACCAGCTTTTTGTACTGCATTAAGAGCAGTTTGAGCCTTAGTTAAAGCTGCAATCTGCACAGTAGTTACTTTATTGGTAGCTGCTGCGGCCTTTCTAGCAGCCGTTAGAGCCTTTTCATTGACTGCTAACTTGGTAGAAACAGCTTGGCTTGCAGTTTTAGCTGCTGCCACCTTTGTTTCTGAAGCAACTACAGCAGCATTAGCCGCTGTTAATTGCTTCTTAATAGCTGCGGCTTTCACCTGAGCAGCTGCCGCTCCCTTAGTGCCCGCAGTTATCTTGTACTGTTGTACTGCTAATTTATTGTTAAGAGATACTTGCTTTGCTACCGCAGCATTAAGTTCTTGAGTGGCTTTACTAAGAAGAGTACTACTCTTCTTAGACACACCACGCTGAACATTCACTAATTTTTCAGCGTTGGCTACTTGAGCTGTTGCTAAAGCGTTCTTCTGACGCAAGCCTGCAATTTTAGTTTCTATTGCACTAACTTTGGTAGAAGTGGCTATGTTTTTCTTCTGCTCAGCCGCTAAAGCTGCTTCAATTTTAATGCGTCCAGCTAGGGAAGTACTTTGAGCATCTACAGCAACAGTCACACCTTGAGTAGTGGCTATAAAAGTCTTGTTGCTTGTAGCAGCTTTCAAAGTTTCGCCAGAAGCAAGCCGCATACTTGCAGGAACTTTAGTTAAAGTAGCATTTAACTTGGTCAGAGTGATATTAAGCTGGAAAAGAGTACCTTGTAACGGGTCTACACTCTTCTTTAGCCCTTTCATACCTCCGGTAAGGAGGGTTACTAAGGCTTTTTTAGCTCCTAAAACCTGAATACCCTTAATTACGGTAACAAAAGCCCCAATAGCGCTGGTAAGAGGAGTAACTATGTGCAATAAGGCTTTAGCACCTGCCAAGAAAGCAGCAAGGTAAGCAGCTACAGGAAGAGCTAAGAAGTCAACCAGGGCTAATTTGAGCGGAGCAACTACTCTAAGGATGCCTTGGAACGCTGTTACTAAGTTTATGCCGAACTCAGCTCCTGCTTTGACAATTCTAGCCATTTCTGGGTACATTGCCTTAATTTGAACGGCAAACATATGGAATAAAGTAACTAATCTTTCCCAAGGAACGGTCACAACTAAGTCTCTAGCAGCTTTTACGAAGCCTCTGATGAAATCTTCACTAAAAGTTTCACCTATAGCCGTACCAATTCGCTTAAGCACGTCTAAAACAGCAGGTAAAAAGGTTCCAGTAGCCTCTTGCAGTAAGGTAATTACTCTTGGAATAGCTGTTTGACCCAAAACTTCAAACACACTAACTAGCCCTGCACCACCCTTGATAAGATTTTCTACTACTACTCGTAAGCCCCCAATGATTCCAGTTCCCTCTCGGGCTGAAGTAGAGATGTGGTCAATGAAAGCGGCAATAGTTTCCCATCCACGAGTAGCACTTGGAGGAACCCCAAGAGCAGCGAGCCAGTTATCGCGCATAAATAAGATGAAATCACGAGCAAGGTAGAATCCTCCTTGCAAAGTGTTTACAAAAGCCTGTACTTGGCGTTCAACTTCTGCAAAGTTTAGGCGCCCTAAACCGTTACCCATTGCAGTGAATAGCTCTCCAAGAGCACCAAACAGAATTTTGGCTGCTCCGGCGCCATTTTCCATAGCACTAGACAAACCAATACCAAAATTGCCTATCCCACCAATGAGTTTTTCAAGACCCATTGAGAGAGTACCCAGCATCGTGTCTAAACGATTGCCCTCATTAGCTGCTCGTGTCCAGTAGTTTATGATACCTGTCAAGGCACCGCCCATGTAGGAACCTAAATCGCGTGCATGACGATTGAACACAGGGAATACCTGAGTCGCAATCTGAGAGAAAATCTGGTAAAACGGCAATAACTCGTTGTTCCAGTCCTTAAACTGAGTGGTAAAGAAGCCAACACGAAGATAACTTTCTACAAGAGTATCTATAGCTCCTCTAACTTTAACTACAGAAGCATACATACTTTGTCCAGCAGCATACTCTGAATAGCGTAACTCGTTCCAAGCTCTCTGCCACCCAAGGATTGCCAGGGAAATACCTGTTATAAATGAGGGAAGAACTGCCAGAGTCGGAAGAACTTGAGTAGCGAAAGTTGCTACAGAGCTGGCAGCCATAGTAGCTGCACTAGCGATAAGGGTAAATCTAGCACCTATGCTTAGCAGGTTAACAGCGTATTGTGGAAGATTCGCCATAATATGCGAGAGTCTTGTCCACAGTTCTACCGCGATAGACAAACCACTAAGACCAGCAGTGATTTCTGCAAATCCGTTAGAGGCTCCTGATAAACCTAGAGTATTCTCTAAGATGTTACCAATACCACCAAGAACAGGAACAATAAGAGCTTCTCTAGTTCTAGCCAAAAGAGCCAGTTTACCCTCGACTATTTGGCCTTTTGTCATACTGTAGTTAGGTACAATGTCAGCTTCAAACTCTTGGGCAAGTCTGGAATCTATCTTTGCCAGAACCCTTTTCATTGAACTTTCGTCCAGGATGGCAGAAACCTCTGCGTGGAGGGGGTTTTGGGCTAGTTGGGTTTCTAGTTGCTTTACGATGCGCTGAAGCTCGGCCTCCGTCTCATTTTGGATTTCAAGTTCAATGTAGGCGTTGCCAACCCATCTGCGAGCCATTGCAATCCCCCAAAGTAAAATAGACCTAGAACACTCTAGGTCTATTCTACATTATGCTTTGACTGCCGGTTTCCCGGTAACAGCAGCTCTAAGGGAGTTTACTGAGGCGGCGGTATTCTTAGAACTCCACGGGGAGTTTTCTGGAATGACCGCTCCTTTGGGAGGAATCCACAATCTTCTCTTAAACTTTTCTACCTCTTTAGGGTCTCCCTCCTTGGTACAGTACCACCAAGCAAGGTCAGAAAAATCGTTTAGAGATAATTTTCTAGCAGAAAGTCCCGTATTACCCAGATGATAACCGTTAAGGTTTTGCCACTCAGCAATTCCCATACCGATTAACTTCTGAGTTACATAGTAGGGTTTTCCGGGTGTTCCTCGTAGTGTGCCTGTTGCAACTGCGAGATTAACGAAAAAATATCCATGTGAGTAAAAGTATCTCCCACAGTGTTTAAGCGTTCTTTTACTCGGTCACGATGTTCTTCTACAAAAAGAACATCAACCAAGGAGTCAGCAACTTCAACTAGGTTATCTACTGAATCTGCATCATCCTTGTTTTCAGCAGAAAGAACTTTTCTCAGTTTCAGAGTTACACCTACATTGGGAACAATAACATCATACTCTTCCCCGCGCAGATTAACCGTGTATACGGCTTCATCGGCTTCTTCCTCTTTGAACGAAAGAAATCTCTTTGCCTTGGGGGCGGCTTGCTTTACCATTGTAGTGCTCCTTGTCTCTAATGGTGGTTTTAGTTTAACACATCAAACTAAGTTTAGTGGAAATCTCTTGCAGAGACTTGCCGAAAAGAGTTCTGCAAGTAGCCCTGCTCAGGAATACCTTTAGTAGTATTTCTAATTACAACACCTTTGATTCCTGCCCTACCAGCTCGGCCAGAGGTAGATTTACCCGTTTGTAACTTCATTCCAGCACGTTTAACCTGAATATCTCCCGGACGAGAACCTGCGACATAAACCATACGATTAACAACGATTGGGCCTACACCAAACTCATGGGCACCTGAATAGTTACCGCCATCAGGATAATACTTATCCTGATACGAAACAGTAGCAACCCAACTACCTCTACCTTGAGTTACTCTGTAATCTACAGATTTCCACATAGTACTGGTGTTTCTGGCTCCAGCTAAAGTTATCTTTCTACGTGTTCTACTTCTAACAGCTGTGCCAGCATTGTTAGCCATTTCTTTTGATATAGTGGTTACATACTTTGACCATACTGCTTTGTTGATTCTAACCCTTGGTCCCATGTTAACCATCAGCATATCCTCACACTAAAGTGCCATGCACCTCCGGCACACCCTCCATCAGTTGTAAGAGGTTCCCACTCAATAGGGTCAGAAAGCACTAAGTCTGGTAAAGCAGAAACAACTGTTCTAAGAAGACCACTTTCTTGTACGTCCTTTAGAGCTTCAGAAGTCATAGTCTCAGCACTTGGAGGACGCCCCTGACTGTCAATGGAAGAAACACAATTCATGTACCCAAGTTCAATACGCGCACGCCAACGTGACATACAGTTTTTCGCAGGAGTACCATTAGCACCCAAAATAGGGTCATCCACAATACTTTCAGTACGTACCCACAAAATACCTGAACAGCAATCATCCACGATTGCTAAATCACCGTTAGAAATAAAAGCCCGCGCTGGGGCAAGTCCAACAGGACTCAAAGCAGAAATAGAATTAGCGAGAACTGTGTTCAAGGTAGCAGTTAGGGATTGCATGACGACCTACACAACCTTTCAGGAGACATGATGGAAGTACGCGGACGCCGTGGACGAACAATAGAATTAAGCCAATCATCAACGAACTTTATACCTGTCCATCCATTCATAGCCGCTACTGTAGGGTCAATCATAGTCAAGGAAACGCCTTGACGGCTAATACTGGTAAGAGAAGTGGTCAAAACACAATCCGAACCGCCACAAGCCTGTTTAGCCAATTCTATGGCTAGTAATCCTGCCGCTAACTGGCCGCCTACGGGTACTTCCAAGCCCTTGTTGTACCTGATTAAGAACGACCCCTTGGCGTTCCAGTCCTCATACAAGTCTTGTTGCATCGGCCAGCGTCCGCCATCAGTACGCAGTAGAATATTTCCCTCTAAAGTGTAAGCAGTCTCAGGTACTAATACCCCATCCACATAGACTTCAATAATCGAAGATACAGGTCCGGGAAGTCGGATAGCCAAAGTCCCATCGTCCAAAGGACAAGAGCAGTTTCCAGGGCAGACACCACAACCGCAGTTATGCCATTCTCCTGCTATCAGTACTGGGAACCAGCCAAAATAGCCAGCCTGTTGTGCCCACAGGGTAAATGTAGGATAAGGGCCAAGTCCCCAGAAAGTAGACCAGTTGGTACGTCCACAGCAAGCATCTGCACGACATGGGCGAATAGACGCTTCGCACAATCCGAAGATACTTCCAGTCCAGCTATACAGATAATCTGAAGCCATTTGCTCAAACACTTGACGTTGAGTAGCACTCATAGTGTCAAACGGAGGAGGAAGTATCGGAGTATCTTGAGAATTGCCAATAATAGCACTACCTATTACTGCGTTCCCGACTACAGCATTACCAATAACTCCTTGGCCGCAATCAGGGTACTGGACAGGCCAGTTACAGGGAGTAAACGCAGAAGTAGTCATACGATAAGTTTACCTTAACTTGCCCGCTGGTATGCAGTGTACCCAGTCAGTACGGAAGTTCCCAGATTAGTCCAGGTAGTATCAGCCCAGATTGTTGATGGGTCAGTACCATTATTGAAAATTAAAAATCCTACTGGAACAAGCCCTACTTGTGTCTTAACATAATTGAGCTGGTCGGTAGTAGCCAGCGTAGAAGTCATTGTACCTACTTGCTGGATAGTCCAAGTTTCAGTAGCCATGTCTGTAGTGGCAGTAGAAACTGCATTATTGACGTAAGTTTCAGAGGCTAATCCCTCAACAGCTGTAGCCACGGCAGAACTGACTGCGGGAGGAACAGCTGTATCAACTGCTGTTCCTACGAGAGTTTCTACCTCGCTGGAAGTAACAAAGCCAGACAAATCTGGAGGAGTGGGTACTACTGGAATCTCTGACACAAGCGCGTATGAGGCAATAATGTCGTCAAAAACTTCCTGAGTAATGGTCATACCATCACGAGTTTCAGCAGTAATTACTTCACGAGTAGTCGCAGTCATAGTTACATAATAGCATGACTAAACCCCCTGCCGGAGCGAAGCAGGGGGTTTAGTAGTTGGTGACGGGGTGGGCTTATGCGGTAGTTACCGTTACGGTAGTATCGCCAGATACAACCGGAGTTGCTACTGTAGAAGCAATCACAGTAAGAGTAGTGGCGGTTTCATCAGCACCTACGGTCAAGAGGCCGGTAGAACTGATTTCAGTATCACTGGCAGATTCACCAGTAATACTCCACACTACATCTTGAGAAGCAGTTGAGGGGTCAACTACCGCAGTGAATTGTTCAGTAGCTCCCTTGGCTACGCTCGGGTCAGCCGGAGTGACTGTTACTGCGGTAGGTTCTATCTCAGCTTCAGACGAACTAGCTGCGTTAATAGTTAGTACAGAAGTATTAACTACTGAGGAACAAGCAGTACCCTTACCAGTTACAGTCACAGTACCGGCTACCGCAGTTGTAGCAACTGAAATGGTATTCCCAGAGAGGGTAACACCAGTAGTAGTAGGAATACTGTAAACAATGGTATCAGCAGACGTTGTTGGAGTCTTAGTAGAACTAATAGTTACAGTGTTTGTTCCAGTAGTCGGTACATTCACTGAATTAGTGCTTAGAGACAGACTCAGAGCAGTCAACGCCGGGGAAGTGAGCGGGGCAATCTGAGAAATGTCACCAGCAGGAGTAGTACCGCTAGGTACATACCGTACTGAGATTGTGTAGCCGCACAATGAAGTTGGGTCATAATTAACCGCAGCACTACCGGCAGTAGAACCAGACACAGTAGATGGAATGTTAACAGTGGTAACATTCTTAGAATTACCAGCACCATCTGTAGTGGTTACTACTAGAGAACCAGTTGCAGTAGTAGGTGCATAATTAACTTGAATGTAGGCTGGAGCAGCTTCTACTGGCGGCTCTGCTTCCTCGTCTGCTTCAACCGCAGGTACTACCGAGATAGTGCCTGTTAGAGGAGCTTGCAGCATACTCACACCGCACTTCGCCGGAGGCGGAGGATAGGTGGTGTCAATGAACATTAAGTGGTCTGTAGGCTCGAGAGGTTGTGCCAAAGGAGCTGGAACCGCAGGAGATTGGCTGTCATCATAGACAACATTGTAAGGGCCAGAACCCCAGTTGTTGTTATCTAGTGTAACCATGCCAGTTAA